TCCCCCTCCTTCCGCAAATTAAAAGCGTAACATTTTGTATAATACAGCGTTACGCTTTTAACATTTTAAATATGCACAATATTTGCACAAGATATTATAATCCTATTTACTCTTTCTCTTCCAAAGTCACATCAATACCTACAATCTCACAATATTTAAGGAAGTTGTTCAAGTTGACATTCTTTCCACTTTCAATGGCAATGACAGTCCCAAAGTTCATACCCTGTTTCCAGATATTATATTGAGACAAACCTTTTTTTTTGCGAATCTCGCACGCTTTTTTCGATAAATCTTCTATTGTCATACTCCTATCAATTCCTTCTTTATCGCCTCTAAAAATGCGATAGATGTTAATACCGTATTCCTATAATTATAATCGCTTCCGGCTGCAATTGCATTCTTACGACCGTCTAAAATCAGCGTATCAATGAACAACACCATTTGTCGCACCGTAATATTCCCGATGTCTGCCGAGAATGTCGACAGCGATGTATAATACTTCATAGCCTGTTTTAAAAGGCCTCGTATTTTAGTCTTATCAGGATTTTTACCGGTAATGCGCTTAATGCTGATTTTTGCGGAGAGATTCGACCCTGACAATCCGGGCTCTATGCGGTAATCCTCTCCGACTTCCTCGACAATACCGTCTATATACTCGACTTTGGCGATGAATCCATTGTCTATGTCCGAGCAGTATATGAAGTCGACTTCTCCGAACTTGTGCGCCCGGTTATGGTCTACAATGAATAGTGGAAATTCCCTTTTCATTCTTCGTCCTCCTCGTTTTCCTCGTCGTCATCGACTTTAACAAGATGTTCAAGATCTTCGCTTATATACCCTTTATACTCCCTTATGGCTTCCAATTCCGAGTCGCTGAGGTCGTCTATATCCTCTATCTCGATAGTATAATATCTGTCATAATCACCATCGAAGTCTATCTCTCCTGTTCTTCCGTTCTCGTCGTCCTCACTAACGACAGTGCCCACTTCGTCTGCAATATAGGGCTTGCAGAACCTCCCATGCTCGTCCCTGTTTTTCGTGAACAAGCGATCTGACAACATGCTACACACATCTGAGAATGTTTTTTCTCCAACAAATTCAACGTGGCCGGGGTTAAAGAATCTGCCTCCTCGGCAAACATGAAATGATAATACCATTGTTCTTTTTGTTTCCATATATAAGTAATTTTATTTATAATCATCTAGCCCATACAGGGGTATAACAATCTTCAAGATTTATGTTATTCTCGATCGCCGCACAGGCAAGTATCCATGCTTGCTTACTCGACATGTTGGCAATCTTGAAACTCGGATAGGTGCATTTTTCATCGATAGTCTTTGCAACGTTGGAGGCAAAAACATTCAGGTTTATTATTCGTGATAAAAACTGATAGAACGGGTTGAAATGCAACTCATACGAATTGTTATTATTCCATCTTTCATAGCTAGCAATCTGTTGAAGTCTGTTGGATAATTCCTGAGCTTCTTTGTATTGTTCTGTACCTTTCTGTAACATGACTCTATGTTAATTGGTTACTGTTTGTTTTTGATTACATGGTAAAGATACTCCATTTTATTGTATATACAAAATATTATAGTATAAATATTTTATGATTTATCAATATTTAACAAAACACGAATGATGTGGAAAATTTTCCACAAAAATGAATGGAATAGAATTAAACACGAATGCCGGAGCTTCCCACCCCGGCATTTCCCTGTTCATCATTTGCATTTCCGAATATTCCTTTGAAATTTTCGCCTCATTCTCCTGTTCAAAAGACCGTTATCGGCAAACCGATTCAAGGTATCCTTCTCTTCCGGCGAAAGCAGGTTATAAACCTCCTTCCTCGACTTGCCGGAACAGATGGCTTGTATGATTTTAGCTATCTCCATGTACTTCCCGAATTAATTTCTTTCTGCAACACTCACATAGGAACTTCTTCGCCACGGGGAACATCTTCTGCCCGATATATCCCCGAAGGTACTGTTCTTCCTCCCCGTAAGGGTCAATGCCGAACGTTCGGGATATATGCCTGCACAAATGCCCCTTTTCATGGTCCCAAGAGTTTTGGAACTGTTCGGGGCTCGTCGTCATGGCAATTACCATCACCGTCCGTCGATGCTCGAAATTGGAATAGGTAAGGCCTGTATTCAAGTTACCGGACGACAAACTTCTGAAAGCATTTTCCAGATTATTCCCCGTACAACCGATCCGTTCCAGCTCCCGGAGTATGGTGTTTGTCCAGTAGGTGGTAACGGCGTAAAAAACCCTTATGTGCCAGTCGTATTTCGCTATGTAGAAATCCTGAACAATCATGTTTTATAACATATTTTCCCACATGATCGGAGTACCCGAACCTATACAGTCGGCATAGAAACGTGTAAAGGGCAACCCGTCGTAACCGTCAGGGTCGTCGATATAGTCCTTTACAAACAGAGCCAAATGGGTATCGTCGGGAATCGATGATTTCAAATAGTCGGCCTTCCCCATATTGGCGACAAATACATGGTCGTACCCTTTGGCCTTTTCCAACTTCACGCCCGCCTGTGTCAAGATGACCTCCACATCTTCTTTCGAAAGGGCTTTTATCTCCTCCTTCTTTCCGGTGGCCTTGTTTTCGGCCTTCATTCTGGAAACCGCCCACTCGCACATGTTCTTGGAGAAGTGCCAGCCGTATCGGGAAAGGTACTCCGTCATGCCGGAGGGGAAAATATCATAAATGTCTAATCGTTGGTTCATAACACTGCTTTTTTATGTTTTTGAAAAGAGAGGGGATTTCTCCCCTCCCGATTAATAGAACTCGCCGTTGGCACGTCTGCGTCTGCGTTCCCCAATTTCGTCATAGTACGAAGGAGGATAACCGGGAGCATAACGGTTGTTCATTCCACCGGAAGAACCTCCGCCATAATTCCCGCCGCCGTAACTGCCGCCATTATTGCCACGGAAGCCCATATCGCCGCCCTGCATTTCCCGCATGGCAGCTTCATAGCCTTTCTTGTAGCCGTGCTCGCAACCTTCCTTGTAGGCCATTTCGAGCTCTCTACCGCCGCGTTCATTGAATCCTTCATATCCACGGCCTTCTTCTAATATTGACCACATTCCCATATTACTTTTTGTTTTTAGTTTCAGCAACACCGAGCTGTTCCATCAGTTTCTTGTTCATGGCCATTAGGTCGGCCATGCTTCTGCTCATTTCGGACATCTGCCCTTTGAGGGTGGCAATCTCCTGCTCCTGCCTTTGCTTCTCCGCAAATTCGGGATTCAAAACTGTCAATATCTTGTCGCACCCGGCAATCACGTTCTCGTGGTAATTACGCCGGTTCAGTTCGTCCAAGCTCTTTTGCCGGATAGCCGACACTTCCGAGTTCATGGCCTCTCTGGAACAAGATATGACGATGTTTCCGTTTTGCCCGAAGTCAGCGATGTCTGCACCTGCCGGCAAGTTCTGGAACGTCGTGTTCTGCCCGTTCACGCAGACCACCACGTCCACCACCATTTCCATCTGGGGTATCTGCCCGATAGGTGTCGGCATGGGGTACTTGGGCTTCGCAGCCGAAACGCTGACGACGGAGCCTATATCCACTAAGGGATTTTCGTCCTTATGAAGGATAAATAACTGGTTGTTTGCTCGAAGATTCTGAAACATAGTTTTTTGATTTAATGGGACTGCCCGATAAAAGGCAGCCCCGTGTTAATTATTTGCTTTTGGCAGCGACGTTGGTTGCCGCCGTCGCCGTAGTAGGTCTGTACCCACCGTTGACAAGGTACACTTCGTTGGTGTACTTGTTGTAATGGATTTCATAGATCCCCGTACCGGCGATATTCTCTACCGTCACCGGCTCGTTGTTGTAAGCCAGCAGAGGTCTCGTGTCCCCATTCGTCCCGATGAGAATGGGAAGCGTTGCGGTCGTTCCGGCGGGTATCGCCTGACGGAGATTGATATAGAATCCTCCCACATAGTCCCTGTTACGGAACGCATGGTTTGGGAGTTCCAAAGTCACGTTCTCCGTGCCGACCGTCACCGCCACCGTAGGAAGAGTGTTGTAATTCACTCTGCCCAGCGTCGGGAACGGAAAGGGAAACCCTGTAAAAAAGTTAGGCCACATATATACCTCCTTTCTTACTGGAATTAACCCCAGTAGTTGTTGCAACCGCATCCGTAACCGCTGCGCCCGTATGCGACATCGCCCGCATAAGCTCCATAAGCGGCAGCCCGGTACAAGTCCGTGTTTACAGCCTGAATGTTCGGATATACCACGGGAACGGTATTGGGCAATTTACACTTGATGCCGTCCACATCGCTTTGGAGAGCCTGCAAACCGGCAGCGAGGGGAGCAATCTGTTGCCCTACCGCATTGAGAATGGTCGCATTCTGGTTCCGTTGGGAGATTTCAGCTGCCAAAGTAGCCTTCTCTGCCGTCAAAGCGGTGATTTTGTCCTGTAAAGCCTGAGTTTGGATAGAATCCAGCTTCGCCAAAATGGCACGAGTGTTCTCATTGCCGCTGTCCACGAGGGAGTGGGTTTGTTCCGAGGTGGCGATACGGGTTTCATATCCTTGTCTCTCGATTGCGTTTTGCGTCTTGCAGCAGCAATCTGCGATTTGGGTAGCCAGCGTACAATTACTCGATTGAATGCTGTTGATGATCTGTTGTGCGGACATGCCCACTTGGTTGCCGACACCCTGAATCAAGCCCTGAATGTTGCACAAGGCGGATTGTAACTGTTGGGTAGAGCAGTTCAAGGACGAGGCGAGTTGGTTGATGGCATTACCGTTCCCTTGAATGGCCGACATCAGGTATTCACGTCCTACATCGCCGTTCAACTCGGCAGGAAGCCCGCCCCGGTTGCCAAAACCTCCGAATCCGTTACCGCCCCAGCAGAACCACAGCAGGATAATCCAAATCCACCACATGCCTCCGCCCCAAGCGTCCTGATTGTTCCTTCCCTGATTGAGAAGGGCCAAGAGTCCGGGATCGACCCCTTTACCACCCATCAGGTTGGGCAATAAAGCCATGATGTCGAACTTGCTTCCGCCACCATTGGGCTCTTGATTGAAAACATACGTTCTTTCCATATAGATATAATTGATGGTTACGGCCAATATCGGCCGCATACAAACGTATGGCTATTGCCGTTGCTATCCTCGGATTTCGGTGGCTATCCTGTTGCTGACCCGTTGATTTGTCGTTGTCAGAATAAAACTTCCCGAACACCGCTGTTTCAGGCTGTTTTTCAATTTGTTCACTCCCTGTCGGGTCATGGAAAGATAAGCGGCGGTGTTCTCCTCGGAGAAGCCGAGCGATACCAACGCACAGATGAGCAGGCAACGTGCGTCGACCGCATTTTTGTTCGCCCCGTTAATCAATTCGCCGTAACACAGCTCACATTCCTCGCAAACGATTTGCAAGACGTGTTCAAAGATTTCATTGGTTTTCATATCTCTTGCCTTTTTAAATATTTGTTAAATTATAGATTGTTGACACAATAAAAAACATCACGTTCCTGTTTAAAGGCTGTGAAAGCCTCGTAACATTCCCCGTGATGTTGTCTCTTGTTAGTTTTGGAAGAGCAGCAAGAGATTGAGGCTTTCCTCTTTATACTCCGAAGCCCCGGAAGGAGTCGTAAATCAAATTATATCAAGAAACCCAGTCCTTTCAATTTTGTTATCCATTTCATGATGTAAGGGACAAGCAGCAAGACAATGACACCGAGAGCCCACCAGCACCATCGGGGAGTCTTGTACTTTACTACCTCGACGGGGTAGGGTACTTGTATGCTGTCCGTCTTGGATATATACAGCGTATCGATTCTGTCCTTGAACCTGTATATGTACTTGTATTGGAACTCCCGTATCGTGTCTCCCGATTTCTCGATGAAAACACTGTCCCGCATGTATATGGAATCGAGCTGCACACGATTCAGATACACCGTGTCGCTCTTTGTCGTTTCCACCGGAACATACACATGTCTGGTACAACTCGTCGCAGCCAAGATAGCCAAAAACAACAATAGGAATACGATATGTCTCATAAGCTCAGTATTTGTTTCCGGTTCTTCGATGACGACACATAAGATACATGTACCCAACTGTAATTGCTCTCGTCAATCAACTGGTCGAATGGAAGGTTATCCCGAATCAACTCGAACAGTTTCTTGTTCTCCTCCTTGTTCCCTGCCGTTATATCCGCCGCCTCGCCCCTCATGTGCTGGCTCGTTTTCGCACCACCCACGGCGGCATTGAGTTTGGGACAACGGTAGCCCGAATTGACGGTTATCGCCTTTCCGTACATCTCCCGCAAAGGGTCTAAAACATGAGTGACAAGGTTCGACAACTGGGCCGACACTTCGGTCGTCGGGGTATTGTCTATACCCAGTTTATCGGCCGTTGAACTCTTTGTGAGTTCTTTCATCGTGAAGTATTTCATATCTCGAAGATTAAGTTTTCCATGTTGTTAATTCTGTCCGGATCAGATACGAGCAAATCCTCTTCCGGAAATTTTTCTTGAAATTCTTTCCATAACAGATACTCCATTTCCATGTATTCTTCACGGCCTCTTCTTATGCTTTCAGGAGAGACCTCCACGATATGGAAGTTGGTCTGTATGTCGTAGGCATACCTGATACTTATTCCCGGTATTTTCGAGGCAATCGATTGAATCGTCTCGATGACAAAATCCTGTACGTTCTTATTCATGTCTTTCTTCATTTTGGCGACAAAAAAAGCGGTGACTTTTTTAGAATCACCGCTTGTAACGAATGTATGAGATATATTCAAATCTTTATACCCAAATCCCTAAATGCTGTATTCAAATCGCAGCTTCTTACACCTATCGCATTACAAGCATCAGGTATCATAACACGGTTTCGACGTTGTGGATTACTTTTCTCATATGTGACTAGAACCATATTCTTTGCAGCTGCCGTTGCAACAAGATAAGAATCTGCAACACTCGCATATCCGGAAATCGCAGACTGAGTAAAATTTATAGGACAACTCTGAGCCCAAGAAATTGTTTCTGCCAATTTAGTTAATACAGCAGAATCTTGTGTCAGGAAGAATCCTTTGGGAGCATTGTTATGAATCCACTCCGTGAGTTCGTCTCCACCTCTGTCGATTTCTTCTTTAACTTTATCAATGGAGTGAATTATGCCGGAATTGATTAACTCAACCATCTTTGTCCAAAATATTGGCCAGACATCCATTGGCAGGTTTTTCTTGGATTCTACGAATATATTTGTATCGAATAAATATTCCATGCCGTATCAAATGTTATGGGTCATAAAATGATCATACGTTTTTCCGTATAATCCGGTTAAACGATATGCTTCCGTATAACCAAGCTGCCTGTTATTGACTGCGTTTCTAACATGAATGGCAAAACTACGCCCTACACGTTTGACGCTTGTCAGATAAAAACTTCCTCCCGAGGATTTCTTTTGGGCTGAAATCTGGCGTTGGCTATATATTGCCCAAAAGTCCTTGTAATCCGTGTCAGACATAAGTCCTAAATCATGGGCGCGTCTTGCGATGACTAATTCGCTGGCCTTAAATCTTAGTGAGGCCGATTTCGTGTCATTATTCCATATTTCACGTAACACCGATGCCGGAACAAGAAATTCAGCTGCCACCCTGTCACAATATCTTTCGGTAGCTTCATGATGAAAGCCCTCGCTTCCTGCATGACCTGCACTTACGCCAAGCATAAGATGTGCAGTTTCATGAATGAGAGTAAAGAGTTGGGCACTCTTGCTATCCGCACTATTAACAAATATGTACGGCGCCTTTTCATTTACCAATGCGAAGCCTCTGCACTCACTTACTTTCAATTTTCTATGAGTGTTATTTCCAACAACGCCATTGTATGCTAAAAAGACACCGGCATCCTCCAACTTTTGTCCAAGAAGGCTGACCGCCGCATCCGGAGTTGACAGACTAAAAGCCCATCTGCTTTCAAGATCCAATATCGAACGTAGTCTGCTGACAGCTTCACTTATTGAGGTTTTAGTGCTTATTGAACCGACAAATTTGCATGTATCTATTTCATTCTCATTAAGATATTCTTCCAACCATTCTTGTCTTGCCTGTACATTCATTACCGTGTCATATACATTCAAGTTGAAATGATTCTGTTGTCCTGCTTCACCTCGAAACATGGGGATAGGAATTTCTTCTACCGGCAGATTTTCTAAAAAAAGATAACCAACAGGAAGATTGACACTTTTAGCGAAATCATCTAGCTGTTTATATGTCGGTCTTATTTCTCCTGAAATCCATTCCTGTATATGACTCTTAGGGTGGCTATCCATATAGCTGCCTTCTGTATGTCCAGCTCTATTCAAAGCCCATACATACCGTTCTGGTGCAATTTGGATTCTGTCTGCCATATCTAAAAGTTCTCCATTTAATAGGACTTTGTCGGGCTTATCCACCATTAAGAATGGGGATAAACGTGTACCAAAGACGTAATTATGTCCCATGCAAAAATAGGTATAAGAAATCCTTTTTGCAAATAAGATTTTGGTTTTGATTCATATTTAACATAAATCAAACGGTGATTCCAAGAAGTCAAAGAACGCTTTCCCGTCGCCGGGTTATAAAAATTCATTTTTTTCGTCAGGCAATCCAGACCTCGATTTGAATCACCAGCCCTCCCAGTATGGTCGCCAGCAAGTCGGCATACGACCAAGCCCCCGGCTTCCTCCACTCGTCGACAGCCTCCTTGATACAGCCAGCTATGGCAGAGAACAGCACACAATATTCCGCCGTCGCACCTATCACGATGGCGAAGAAAGAGGCGATGACACCTCCTGCGATAAAATGCAGCAGCTTGTCGTGGGGAATAGACAATAACAACCCTTTGATTCTTTCCAAAATTTTCTTCATATTATTCGTTATTTAATCGGTGATAAAAATCGAGCTTGATACGGTCATAGACAGAAAATACATTGGTTTTAGATCTTTCATCGTTCACCGTATGGGCATATATCTCGTCCTCGACGACCTTCGCTACCCAGTTTATCCATTCGGGATTGGCATAGCGAGACAGCCTCTTTCCCTGATAGGTAAAGTAATCGAAACGGCTGTTCCTGTCCTCGTACTGGGTCGTGAGCTTCTCGATAATTTTTTCATGCGTCCTATTCCTGTCGGATATATGATTTTCTGCCCTAACTTGCTCGATGATTTCCAAAACCCGTCTGGCGGAAAGGTTGAAAAATTCACTTGTCATGTTCTTTATCCGAAGTTGCGTTTCCGAGCGCAACCCTTCCGATATGTCGGACAACATGTTATTCTGGTCGTTCGTCTTTTCGATAAGCTCTTTCAGGGATTCGCCGTAATCCTCCATGCTCTTGGTGATAATCGATTTGAACCACTTGAAGCAGGCCACCATCATCATGGCCGACAACACCAAGAAGAATGCTGCGGTCATCACCAAGAACCCCTGTTCGCTTATCCCTCTGGCTACCTCCGTAGCCTCGTTTATCCCTCCCATATCAATGTTTCTGTTTTTCGATTAACAATCTGGCTTCCTCTTTGCAGGATTCCGCATAGGCGTTATAAGCCTCGAACTCCTCTGCTTTCGTGTCCCTTTGCCGAAGTATCGCCAACTCCTCCGACAAGGTATATTTCCGACGGATCAATCCGTTTACCGTTTCTCCGTAGTCCATTGGTACGGGAGGTGTTTCCGTGCCGTCCTCCGTCGCTTCCGGTGCTTCTTCGTACTCATAGACTATCGCCCCGTTCCGGTAATACATCACGGGTATTTTTCCGGGTATCTCCTCGGGAGATGGGATAATACCGACATCTATCAACCCTTCTCTCTCATTGTCGGCGTATATGCCTATAATCTTCTCGTTTTTAATATCTATATACATAATTATTCAATTAAATAGGATTGATTATTTCAATCTGACGCCTTACGCCGGTTCTTGAAGTAGAAAGGTTGGCAGCAAGTAACATATCTGGATCGTTCGACATGAAAATATAGGCCTTGTTGGTAATAGGTCTATAAAACCCTTCGTTTGTCGTACTCAAAATATTCGTACTTACAATGGGATCTGGTGTTGTCATACTATTTCCGTAAAATTCGGTGGTGTATGGGAAATTTTGATACGAGTTCCTTACACCGATATTTTCGGCAGAGTAGGAGTTATCTCCTCCGTCCGTCAAATGAGCTGAATGTCTACACGGACTTTTAATAAAGTTAATATATAGTGTTTTGAAATTTATGTTATGAATATATGTATTCTGAGATGTTGCAATTTGTGTGTTATTTGAGAAGGCCAGCTCTATCGAGTACAGATTATTATCTTCATCTACAATCTTGATATGGTTTTTGGCAGAAATCCAAACAAGTGCATACTTCACACTTCCATCTAGCAGGGTTATCCATCTGTCCCCCAATACGGGAAAGGATACGGCAGAGTCTATGGAATCGATAATTTCTACCGACTTGTCCTCCATCGAACACCGGAGTATCTGTTTATTGACACTATCGACCCCATATATATAATCATTTGTAATTAAGACTTCTTTGTTATTGAATGTAGCGTATGAATACTGAACAGGAATAGGTATCAGCTCCTCGGAGATAAAAGCTCCGTCTTCCTCATTCAGTCTGATAAGCCAAATACCATTATTATTGTCGTTCCATTTACAACATATAATATATACGGTATCATCAATTACCCTCAATTGTTCAGCCGCTTCGTGCCATCGTGTTCCATAACCCTCCAATTTGACGTCCCAAAACACCTCGTAAGTGTCCAAAGAAAACTTCAAGCACCTGCCCATCGTAAGCAGGTAACAAGTCTTGTCGTTTTTTATCTCTTTGAATCCTATATACCTTAAATCTGTGGCTTCAAGAAAAGCATGGGAAATATAAAAACCATTCTCTTTGTATGCGATACTCTCCGCCGCTTGGTTCGCTTTATCAGCCGCCTCATTAGCGAGAGTTGCCGAGTTGTTCGCTTCCGTTGCGGCATTCTCCGCATTTCCCGCCGCTGTGTTGGCGTTCGATGTGGCTGTGTTTGTATCGGAAATAAGTCCTTCGAGCGTAGTTTGCATTTGGGAAAAACTCGTCTCTCTTAGAACTTCCGCTTCGGCTCTATCACTCTCTGCCGAGGCACGGCCGCTTTCAGCCGATTCCCGTTTCGCTTCTTCTGCCGTCAACCTGTCGCCGAGAGCCTCTATATCCGTGGCCGCCTTGTTTGCCTTTTCAGCCGCTTGATTGGCAACTGCCGCCGCCTCTGTCGCAGGACGTTGAAGATCGGCGATTTGCTCCGGCGTAAAATCGTCGTAGGTAAAAGGGTCTCCCTTGTCACCTTTTTCACCGGGCAAGGCAACCATTTCTTTCACCACGGAGGCATCGGGCACTACCACCTGCTCATGAACGATTATGCAATCACTATCTGCCATATCACTTGATGATTATATTGGTTTTGTAAACATCGCCATAGTCCCATTTGCCGTCATCGAAATCGGCATCCTCTATCCAGTAGTGCCTCTCGACCGTGAGCAAGCCATAGCGGAAAGTCCCGGAATTGAATATGCCGTACAGCACGCCGTCACGGAACACACAGTTTTTACGTGTCTTTCCGTCGTAGCTCACTTCGCAACAACAACCGGCCTCGTCCTTGTAGATGAACTTAAACCTCTTCGTCTCGGCATCGATCGGGCTCCCGTTCTTGTCCTCAAAGCCAATGGTAAACTTAATATCCTCCCACGAGTACTTCACTATGGGCTCTTTTTCACTCAGAGCTGCCATCGGATAATGCGTTGAACATTTTTTCCACTAATGCTTTTGTCTCCTCGACCGTGGAGGTCATGGAATAGACATTCATGTTAAAACTGCCTTGCCCGACAGTGACATGACCTTTTTCCACACCGTTTTCCACAATTCGGTAATTGACCGCTTGCAGGGTTTCCACAGTCTCTTTTCCGTCGAATTGACGGCTGATGTTCTCGCTGATTTTTACTAACTCAATCATAATGTTTTGTATTTATGGTTAACTGATAATCCCGCTGTCGGGAATGTCGAATGTCACGTTTTTGGATAGGGAGTCGAGTTGGACGCCGGCCTCTCCCGACGAGGAGATCCCATATACAGAACAGGTCAGGTAATAGGTATGGGTTCCCGGTGGAAGGTCTGGATGTGTCGTCCCCAAAGGGATATTCAAAATGAGAATCCCGGTTCCCTTGTATTCGTAATCATATATCGCGAGGAATCCGGACCCCGAAATACGGAAGGAGTATTTCTCACCCACCGGAGGATTTCCGTTCGGAAAACTGATACGCACCTGAAAGTAACTCGAAAGGAAAGTGAAATCCACGATTTTAATCGGGGTATATGTGCTGTTTATCTCGGCTGTCATGGCTATCGATGTGGGTATGGGGAAATAATCCGCCACGGTAATCTGTTTGTCGACCCCTGTCCAGTATTCGAACGACTTCTTATCGATAAGGAACAATGTCACCTTCAAATTCGCCCCTATCGAATCGTCCCCCGGAAATGTGTCGCTCTGTCCGACAGGAAGTATCGGCGGAGTAGTACCGTCACTGAAAAATTTTACCTTGAAAGCAGAGTACCACACATTGCCCACCCGCAAGGTGGTTACGGTGTTTGTAGAGGTATTTGTCAGCAATCGGGCAAAACTGCTTCCATTTCCATCGGTTGCCAAAATAGCCGGGTAATAATCGCCGATACTCTTGTCGGAGGCCAGCGACAGCCACGATTCGACGGGTACACCGGTAGGATTCACCGAAGTGTCGTAATAGTTGATGTCGACAAAAAGATACGGCACATCCGCACTGATTTCGTCAATTTTACTTCCGATAAGATTAGGTTCCGCATTATGGTCGTAGCCGTCGAAGTCACTGAGGCGACAAAAATCTGTACCCGGGTGTGGATAGGCGACATAATCGAAAGAGGTATCATGGATAGCGACGATATTCGTGCCGTGCGGTATCGTGGCTTTCAGCCCATAGCGTATGCCCTGATTTTTGTCGGTGTCGCTCCCTTCCCATTGATCGACGTATGTAGTGACCCCGCCAGATTGCTGGGGATAGTTGTCGGATAGCGGTGCAGCCTGCGGATAGCGCACGGGTTTATGACGACTCCATTTGTTGATACGTCCCGGACGGCCACCCTGCAACAGGGGACGTTCGATGGCAACAATGTCGGCCACGTCCCATACCCCGTTTGAAGGATAAATCCCCAGCAGGTTATAGGGGTCGGTTATCGCTACCGGGGCTGCTATCTTGTTTTTATCGATGGCCATACGCTCACTTTCCTCCTTTCCCTTTTAATTCGGACAATTCCTTTTTCAATCGTTCTATATCTCCCATAAGGGCTTTAACCAGACGGGCGGTCTCCTGCGTTGCCCCGGCGATAGTGTTGATATAGTCGGGCGACAGGTAGTTCAGAGCCCCGTAACCGTCCTCCGTTTCGTAGGCCATCGATGGCAATACCTCTTTCACCTTTTGATAGATCAGCCCCGTATGGGCTTCCCCGTCCACGCCGCCCTTGTTACGCTTCCGTGCTTTTTCGGTGTATAGAAAATCGCATACCCTGCCCATCGCCAAGAGCCTGTCGGTATAACTTCGGGTGTAATCGAAATCTCGCTTCAAACGTTTGTCCGAAGTCGTCAGGGCGGTGACCGAGCCTTGTGCCGAGATATTGCCTTGCGACGATATATCCCCTCCGGCCGTGATGTTACCGTCCGATGTGATATACCCGTTCGAACGGAGATAGTTTGTGGCCAATATTCCGCCATTATAGATAGTAACCCTCTTGCTACCGGTTTCCGCCACGACTCCTGAACAGTAAATTCTTTCAACCCCATTTATATCTCCGCTCATGGAAATGCTGCCTACACCGGTCAGATTACCCGAAACGTCACCCGTACCGTCGAACGACTGTCCCCAAATCGTCCGGGAACTGGCTAATTTATCGGCTTGGCTGCAAGTGACGTTGTCGAGACGGGAGTTCGAGAAATACGTGAAATTACCGTCCCGGAGCACGACTATCCGGTTTTCTATCTCCTCGCTCGTGTCGGCAGGTTTGTCGAGAGTGATTTCTATATCGCTCGTATATGTGTCGATATAGAGGTACTCTTTTCCGACAGTTCTGAACCGGAACTGGTTATGCCATTGCGTATTCGTTTTCACCCACACGTTCCCGCTCTTGTCTATACAGGCATGTATGTACAGGTCCCTCTGGGATTGACACTTCTGCATGGTCATCAAGTTAAGGGATATAGCCCCCTCCCCACAGGTAAGGTAAAGCCTTCCGTAAACGGCTCCTCCGGTCACATAATCCTCGACGGCCTCGATTTCGATGACCACGCCCGAATAATTCGTATGACTGTCCGTGACGGTTGCAATCTTGTTCCAATACCAACGACTCTCGGAATCTATATACTTATGCGATGACAGAATAATCCACCCGGCCTCTTGGTAGTGGTAAATGTCCTTGTTCGCAAAAGCATTCGTGTTGGCGGAATTTCCTGACGAGACGGCATATCCGGCATTCGTGGCATAATCGGCGTTGTTCGCATTGCCTACGGTCAGCCCCGTATATGTACCGCTCACGTTGTTTATCTCCGAGAGCGAATAGGTAGGCTTGTTCGGCTGCCGCACCCAATCGTACAGGGTGATGCCTTTGGTGACAACGATACCGAGGGCTGTCTTGCTGACGGCCGTCACCACATTGCCTGTACCTATCGTAGATGCGCCGGCGTTGGCGAGTTTCCAAATCTCGTTGATGGTGTAGGCGTTGAAAGTATCCGTCATCGTGGTGTTGTCGAACACGCCGCCCAGATCGTCGAACCCATGAACGAGCTTGATGAGCCCTCCTTCGCCACCGCCACCCCCTTCTCCACGCCATACACCAAGAGCGGATATTCCACCCTGTGAATACACATTAAATTTCGAGTATATCGTATTTTCCAACTCTGTGTCGAATTTCCACATATCGTTAATACGGGCAAATCCTTCCTGCATTTGTTTTACAGTCCGTTGATACGATTGTTGCAGGGAAGCCGTCATATCATTGATGGCAGAAATCAAGTCGATATTCTTATTGGCAGATGCGACCTCTTCTTTCAGTTCTTGCGTATTCCCTTTTATTAGGTTGTTCCCGATGGTAATAGTCTGTTCGCAAGGATAGTCGAGTTTGGTTGTAAGGCTTATAACACGAGTAACATATGAATATCCTGCGTTTATGTATTCGATTTTTCTTCCTATGGATAAATCAGGATTGTTTTCATCGAACACCACAGGATTAGATGAAAACTGGTAATTGTTTTGGTCGGAAGAAAGCCGTTCTATTTCTTCGTTCATAGCTGTTTCCAGCCGTATGTACGCCGAATCTGTATATTCTTCCGGCATTTTGACGTTGAATAGGATAATATCGTCATTTTCCGACGGTATAAGTCCCGTAATAGCAGGGATAATATAGTTACCTTCTTCCTCTTTATATTTAATCTCGAAATCTCCTTTTTTGACTTCGAAGCTTATGCCATCATCACTCGTTATTGTTTTACTCTCATCATGGTATATAAGCTCAAATTCCATACCTTGCAAAGCCCCAGATTGGAAATGTACCGAAGGTTCCTTATTTGGTATACGCATACCATTCGGATTTTTTTCTTCGTCATAAGGGGAATTGTCGAAGTTAAATTCCGGTATTTGAAAATACCATATTGCATATTGGTCGTATATAGGGTCTCCATTTTCATCTGTGCCTATCTGTATTTTATCATTCGTTTCCGAGTCTATACGCCACATAAGGCGGAATCTGACATCTGATATGGAGAGTTCCGATGAAGGGTATATATCATCGAACAGGAGGATTTTGCTAAATATCTCTCCCTGTTGAAGGTTTGGCCTTATATCTTTATATCCGTTTGGATATTTTTTTGGGTCAAGAGTCAGCCGTTTGTTGACCAAATTGTTGACATTAGCACCTTTGTATTCCTGTACGATGTTTCGAGTTGACCCGAATGCGTAAAATCGGGTATAATACCCATCTTTTCCCGCCGTGACCGAAGGTGTATTGATGCTTTCACCAACTTCGAGAGAAACAACAGCTCCATGCTCGGCTTTCGACAGATGAATAATCATAGAATTTTTCTCAACCCACCATTCTGTCTCAAACGCAGAGGCTATACTGTTCAAGGCAGACAATATGTCGATTGATTGGAAAGACAAAGAAGTGGAAGCGTTAAGAGAAGAATCGACGGCGTAAGTCCATGTATCCCCGGTTTCGTTCTCGATAGCCTTACAAATAACACTCATGAAATTGGCCGGGTTATCGGTAAGAGACCAATCCGGCTCCCGATTCGTTATCTCGTTATTCTCATCGTAAGAATACATGAAAAAAGGCACTTTACCCCATGATATAAATTTCGAATGAAATTGTGGTTTGTATTGAAATTCGACCTCGTTCTTTTGTTTTGGATTATATGGCTCCAAAAGAGAATATTTCTCACCATCGAGTATAATATAAGCCCCTACCGGAATCTCTTCATTTTGGTCCGAGTTCCACGACAATTCTACATAATCGGATTTCATCAATTCCTCTACATGAACACATTCTTCTGTTATAGGAACTGATAAAATAGTATCTCCTTGTATGTTTTTAATGTCTATCATGATGGTTTCGTATATCTTCATACGATTTCAGTCAAAGATAATAAAAGTGTATGAAAAACATGCACTTTTTTATGAATTTCTATCTGCTGGATTATATTCGACAAGTTTTAGAGAAAATCGTGCTATTCCTCTCATGAATTGCGTAAATTGATTGCATGAAATATAGATTGTTTTGTAAGTAATATTTGGTTGATACTTTGTTTTTATATTTATTATGCCTGTTGCCAATTCTTCACAAAAGTTGTTGTATCTTGAAAAGAATTCTTCTTCCGTTTTTGCCGTCAGGTTAAAAGTTAAAGTGATATTTCGTTCATCGATTTTAGGATTAGAGGACAGGACTCGTTTGCCATGTTCTAATCGAGACTTGTTTTCGATGAACTCTTTTAAAGGCGGTGGTGTCATTAAGGAGGAAAGAGATGATGTATCCATACTTATACCCCAATTTGTATAGCAGTCTTTCCCATTTATGTAAAACTCTCCCGATGCCATTTTATTTAAGTATAACTGAAGTTTTGTCTTTATTTTTTCTAAATTTTCGGTAAGACGTGATAAAAGGTATATTTTACCCAATGTGGCAGGGTATAAGTAGAATTGCATTTCTCCTATATGGAACTCATAAGGTCTTTCCATGATAGTATCTGCAATATCCATTTCTATTATTTTCCCTTCTTTGTCCATGCAAAATAAATTATACTGAGCGCAACTGTGGGGTCGAACCACAACTTTATACATGGAGTGTATATGTGCTACCGTTACACTAGATACGCAGAACACGTGGGTACGAAGCCCCCACGTTTGGCTCTATCTACAACCTATTGAATTATCCACCAACACTTGGATTAGGAGCTACTTCGAATTTATCACCGTCTCCAGACTCATCTTCAGGATCGCATTCAATTTTACTGATGTTTCCACCAGATTCCGTCACGATGATTTTACCCCACTGAATTTGTTTTTTATCGGCGGCTGCTTTCAAAGCATCAAAAGTGTATGCCCAAACACCACCGTCAGCAGAAGTAAAAGTGTCTTCGACGGAAACTGTCGTTTTCTCCATGCAGAAGCCTTGAACTTCTGGGTCTTCCGGTTGAACAACAACGGCATAATTGTGTGCAACAACACCATCGCTATCACTTACAGGACGCTTACGTCCTTTTGCGGCACGAATGTTCAATGCCAAAGCATAGGTATTCTTTCCATACTTTACATCCTCATTTTCGCCTCCTTCGATTTTTGCTTCTTGTTTATCTCCTTTTGTTGTTGTCAACTGTGTAGAATCTTCCACAGGGGTAGGTAATTCCTCCCATTTAGGAGCAGAAGCATCCAAATCTTTTATAAATACACGGGGCTTACCCCATCCTATTACTGCCATGATATACCTAATTTATATTAAAAATTTATTCGTTATTTATCTCTATGTACAGTTTGTTATTAATGAAATGCTCTGTATGTCCGTCTTCAAATGAAACTCCTGTTGAATCAGTTTTTTGACTGCATTGTGATGGAACCGTATGATATTCGTCTTTTCGTATAGAGAATAAAAACTTCGATAGTTCGCATAATTCACGAATTCGGATTGAATCTTTTTCCCATATTTTGGCTTCAGAGTCCCATAAGTCTTTGACATATATATTGATATTCACATAGGCTCGTTGTATTTGCCCGCAACCTTCATTTGCAAGAACAGATATGACTATATCTTCTTTATCAGATTTGTTGGGCCTTCCTCTGTCACTCAATTTACCGGAGACATTACATTCGAGTTCTGTACCTTTAATTTTGTGATAAACGAACTTAGCTATTTCAATATCGGATTTCATTATTTCGCAATCTGTCTTTTAAGTTTTTCAAGCATCAATGGAACTTGTTCTCTTGCCCAAAGTTCGGTTGATGCAAGTACGTCTTTATTATCCATCGCTTCTACAAATTCAGCATAGTTCATTCCGGCGACTACGATAAGTACATAGTTATTAGAATATCTTTTAGCAAGTTCTTCCGCTAAGTCTTTACCTGTTTTTACACCTTCTGAACCTTGCATCACTTGGTTGAAAGTTGAGTATTGAATGATGTTCTTATTATGAGCAATCACATATCCAACCGAACTACGCAAGTTGCCTGTTTGGTCGTACCAACTTTTTATCACCTGCTCTATCACGAATTTTTGTAACGCATTGTTCGCCAAGTTTGGATAAAGCACGAATAGTAAGACGCTCGACACGCTCTGCTTCTCTCATGAGCATGTCATGCACTTCGCTTAGCTTGGTGGTCATTCTTATACCCATAGTTTACATTGTTTCTGGTAGCGATGGAAACCTTTCACACTAAACTCCCTTTCAATTCCTTCAAGCAGATGTATCTTAATCCTGTCACCTATCATGAATGTTCGACAATTTGCACGTAGATAAACTGTATATGAATAGCTTCTTACAATACCATCGTCAAACTCTTTTTCAGAGGCTTTACCAGCAGGAACTGCGTCGCATTCAATACAGCCTTCCCAGTTAGTTTCTCCTTCATGATAATCACCGTTGCTATCCTCGTAACCATCTTTTGATACGAGGTACTGCAATCTGTGTGGATATAGTCTTATTACTGACATATTACAAAAGGCAGTCACCTATATATACCATTGGCTTTGCCTCCAACTCTACCGAAGGTTCACCAATGGCATTATAGATTGAGTTAACACGTAACAGAATACGTTCTTTGTCTTTATCTGATAAAGAACCGAAAGACTTGTCTGCTTCAGAAAAATTGATAGACTGAACTAAAGACCAAAGACAGTCAGCCAAAGCTCCCATATACTCCTTTGAGTTCATTGTATCTGAATCGCAATCACCAACTGGATTGAGTTTGCGTTTTATCATCACATTCTCTACAAAACCTTCTGGGATAGGGTAATGTATTTCGTCTATAAGAGCTTGCTGAATTGTCTTCATGGCTTAACTATCTCCATTTGTTGTTTTATATGATTCAACAGCTTTTTTGAGCTTAGCTTCATCGGCATCATTCAATTTGTTTACAGCAGCAATTAACTTATCGTCTGAAATAGTCGTCGATAAGTTTTTACCGGTTATTTTATTGAACTCTGCGACGAAGTTTGCTTTTATGTAAGCTTGTCCCCAAATGGTGATGTTCTTATCGGTAGAATCTTTTCCCTCTTCGGTAGTGTCAATCGTTTGAGCCTCTGAGATGTCAAGAGAGTAGATTTGGTCTACGTTTTCAATAACAGGGAGAACTAATGCTTGACCACTTGTAAATTCCTGCAAAGGATCATTTTTAGAATACTTGCTGATAAGTTTGTATTCATCTACCGTGGAATAAATTACTCCTGCTACGGGATTAGTAACTTCTGCAAGTGTGCCCCAAACCAATGCACCAACTTCTTGTGTAGTAAGGAATATTAGTTTGTTCGAATTCCACGGTTTGTACGGAATGCGTTTACCATTTTTCTCAGAAATGACTGTACGGTCAATCTTTAAGAATGTAATTCCGTTGTTGTCATCGGCAAATGCTTCGTCAAATAATGTAGCAGTAGGAACAGGTAACTTAGTGTTGCTGTCGAATGTCTGACCTCGATAGTTGGCAACCAATTCTTTTGCCCATTGTTCTTGTCTCATTTTATTGTAAGTCGATAACGAGATTGCTATCGTTGTAATTGAGTTTCCATCTGCGTCAGCTTTTGCAATAACACGCTTTATGTCATCAGAGGAAATAGTTCCAGCTGTTTCTACACCAAAGCTATTTTGCGGTAAATAGTTGAAATTTATGCGCAATCCAGTTCCTGTATTGTTTTCATCTTCAACGATTACAACTCCATCAGATAAAGCAGTTAAAAAGTTTGCTTCGTTCTTTTCATCAATACCAACAGAGCAAGCTACCGCATCGTTGGTTAGCTTGTTAGCTATATTAGTGAACGCAGCTCCTTGAGCTTTCATGATGTTGATTGTGTTGATCTGAGTCTCACGAAGAATTTTTTTCATTCCGACCTTTGGCAATGTACCATTTGCGTGAGCAATGGAGTCTCTCATCTTAGGAGGGAGAGGTGAGTCCATTGCTACCATGTCGGCCGCAACATAAGTTGTGTTAACTGATGCACTTTCCCACTTTTGGTCTGCGGAATATTCTTTGCGAAGCATTGTCTTGTGAAGATATGTAAGCTGATTGCCTCGCTTACCATTGATTCTCTCGATGATGGTTTGAAGTTTCGGGAAAATCTTTCTGATGTATTCAATAAATAGTGATTCTTTCATTTTTTTACCTCCTTTCTACATTAATCGTGTAAGAATACAAGAGTTGGCAATGCCGTTTTCATAGCCGCTTTTATGTCGTCTATGGGGTATGGACTCGCCAAATCATTGACTTCGCCACTATACATAATACCAACCAATGGTTCACTAGTTGGTTTTGTACATACAACTACTCCTACATATTCATGAGAACCGGGAAGTGAGTCGTATCCATCGCCAGATGATTTTACGGGCATAGGTTTGTACGTGTCTGTTGACGGATCACGAATAACAACGTGCCCGGCTTTAATAACCGGAAGGTTATAATTTGATACGTCAAGAGTACGACCTCCGATAATGCCAGCTACATAATGCCGAATTACGACAGAATCCATTCCGGCATTGAGAACTTCCATTTCGCTTGATAAATTTGCTGTTGCACCCATTGTTACAATTTCTTTTTTGACTTAGAAAGTGTTGACTAAATCTTCAACTTCTTTGTCGGTTAATACTTCGTCTTGTTTACCCGAACCTTTACTTCCGGCAGCAGGAGGGGTTGCCAATGTTGCCAAACCTGCATCTGCACGCTCTTGATTGTAATTCTTCAGGTCTTCCTCAACATCTGAATAGAACTCCTCGAAATCGTCGTCACTTTCAAAGTTCATCTTAGAGAAGCTTTTCAAGGTACGTGAACCGAATGTTCCAGTGTCTTTCAGCAGGGCTTCAAGTTTGGCTTTACGCAAGTTAGAAACTTTTTCACCTTCCAATGCTGCAAAACGGGCTTCCTGTTGCTCTCTGAAAGACTTAAACCATGCGGGTTCTTCGTCTTGTTCATTTCCTTTGCTGTTGGGATTTTTCTTGTTTGAACCAGCTGGACGATAGCCGCCTTTTGACGTGTCATCGTCAACGTCGTCATCATCATCTTCTTCTGATTCGGGGTGTTTTTTCTTCCATTCGTCAAGCAAACGGTTGGCTTGCGACTGGCCGAAAGTGAGGTAAGGGAGAACCGCTTCTATCTGCTCGTCGATTTCTGCGTTTACATCCTCTTCTGAGGCATCTTCTGCGGATTTCAGGTTATCGGCAATATTGGCGGCGATACCCTTCAATTCCTTTGCGTTGAACCCTAACGCCTTCGCTTTAAGTTTCAACCTTACGAAAACTTGATGTTGTCTGTTCATTTCATTTAGGTTTAAACAAAAAAATAGTCTGCGTAGCAATGTAGCCAGCAGACTATTCGCATCTTCTTTCAGATGTGTCTCCGCCTAAACGGACAAACAGGTGTTTACGACAAGTCGGGTGGCGTACATCTTCATACGCTTTTTGCAAATATACAGTAAAGTATATGAATTTCATACACTTTTCAACATTATTAACCTTTGAGGGCTATTATACGACTTTCTAAGGCGGTGAATCGTAAGGCAGTATAAAAGATACGAAAAGTAAGCACATATGTAAATATTGTTAAGTATCTTGGTATCTATTGAAATTCATTTTATCTGAATCATAATAGAGCTAATGCTTGTGTTACAATCGGTGTTAGTTGATTTGCTGCTATTCCCGTAGCAATACCTTGTATAGCGTTCAATGCCAATTTTAAGGTTTTCTTACCCCAAGATGGTTTATTACACTCTTCTTTTATCGTATCAATTGCCATTTTTAGGTCTGAATTATCTATATCACTTGCTTTTTCTACAAGCTGAGAGATTACACTTTGTAGTTTTTCTTTTTGATCTTGGTCTGATATATATAATGTAAGATCACTGTCTGAAATATTTCCTGTATTGACATTACCATCTCCTGTATTAGCTACTACTGAATTAATATAATAATTATTCATAATATTACTTATCACTTTTTGTCCTTCAATTTTCGAAAAATTAATACCTGCATCAATTTTTTCATCTAAATCTAGAAAAAATGATAACAGCTTTGACTTAAATTTATCAACAATACACACCAATGAAGACACAGAGAACTCCTGCCATACTTTTTCTACATTCCCAGAAACATATTTGTTTACTTCGGTATATGCCATGGATGGAGAATTAATAGATACATTTCCAGTTTTTTGGCTACTGCCTATATTTTCTATTTCGTTTAGTGAATGAACAATGCACACATGACTCATGCAATCATTTATGATAGCATTATCAAAAATACCTTGAGGAATTATGATGTTTTGATACATTCCCACAAATGGTTGTGAAACATTGGCCTTTACAATAGCATTGAGAATTCTATAATCTGGAAGGTTTTTTGCATCTGGATATCCATTTTGTTCGTTTCTTATCCACATTTCAAAGTCATTATTACCCAATTTGGATGCGACTATCTGAGCTTTCAATAATATACCTTTAATCGGCTTATCATCGCCTAAGTCTTGAATGATTTTGTTTATTATCTCTTTCATAAGCATTATTTCATTCGAAAAATATTCATAGGAATAACCTTCGGTTTACAGACAAACCAATTAATAAAATCAGCCTTATTAATGCGCATCACACTCATTAAATCCTCATCGGTATATCCTAATTCGTTTCGATACAAATTTAGTGTTTCTTCCCACATCGTAGGATGTTCTACAGGAAGAGGTATTGGTTCAATTCTACTATATCCTTTTTTGGAAAAGTATATTTGCAAATTACGATACTGCTGATATGTAATAGCGTCCAAGTCCCTAGCCCTTCTAACTAAAGCATGCATAGATACTCGCCATTTTCTTTTGAGTATACCTAATATTTGTACATTCAAATTTTGCAACATTGGAAAAATTTCCTCCTCTGGCATTAAAAATTCTGAAGCAAATTCATCCGCTTGACGTTCTGCATCATCAGAAGAACAAGGCGGATTTTCTAAATGCATCACCAAATGTCCTAACTCATGAGCCATTGAGAAGCGAATTCTGTCATTAGGCATTTGATTGTTAATAAACATTACTTTCTTATCGGAATCTGTTATTGTTGTTAATCCATCTATTTTATCGGTTCCAAAATCAAAACGAATAATAATAACACCGTTATTTTCAAGCAATGTTGATAAATTGGGAACTGCACCATTGAAAACTTTTAGTTTATATCGTATATTACGAGCAATTTCTTTAGCTGACAAATTTTCATTTGGGATATAATTACCTAAAGTGTATTCTGGCAATTCAACAGCAGACATTAATTCATCAATGATCGCTTTAAAAATCTTTACTTTGGCAACAAAAGAATCTATTATTTTATTTGTAACAGTAAGTTTCTTTCTATAATAGAGATGCCCTAGTGGAGAAATCCCTTCACTACGCATAAAAAATGTTTCGGGAAAATCGTAGTATTTACACAATTTTTCCATTATATCTCTTGGTAGCTCTTGAAGTCCGTGCTCGGCTTTCGATAAAGACGATTGAGATATTCCTACAGCCTCAGCAACTTCTTTTTGCGTTTTTTGCCTTAACAATCGAACTGTTTCAAGTAATGAGAAATTTATATTATTCATACAGCCTCTTTATTGTGGTTCGTTTTCTTAAATCTGGGTTTCTGTGCAACAATTTCTTTGTTTTCACTTTCTATTTCTACAACATCTACTATTTGTTGTGTCGGAATAGAATATTTCCATAAAGTGGTTTGTCCTTTAATATATTGCAGACTTAGCGTATTTATATTTTCCCTAAATGTATCTAATGTATATACTATGGAAATGACATGGCATCCTAATTCTTGATTTCGAATTTTATCCTCCTGCTTAGTCCTATTTCGAGTGCTATCTGCCAATTTTATGATAAAAGCATAACCTTGATATTCAAAAAATAATCGTTCATTTCCAGATATATTTGAAGTAAAAACAAAATGTTCTGAGGTCATCTGAGCAGAAAGTTCATTTTTTATTGCATTATATATATCTTCATGAAGACAATGAGATATTACGCTCATCGAGTTGAGCCCTTCGCGAAATTTTTCCTGTGTTTTACTTAAACCTGTTGTAACTCCAATTCTTAAACATTCTTCAAATTTATCGGTCAATACGGATGCTTTAAATTTATCCGAATTGAATTCATGTTCAGCAGGAAACACTGAGCATTGTATAATTTCTTTTGTCATAAATTCATTTTTTACTATTCATGACAACAAATATATAAAAAATATTCCATTTTCCGACAACATTCTATATTAAAATATTCTATCAATGAAAAAACATCTTGTTTTATAGACATATATGACACATCTATAGTAAAAAGGCTATGTAGATTGTGAGTGTACACCGATGTTTATGAAAACGCATGGTTGGAAATAGTCTAATTACTAAGACGAAATTCAGTTTTAAAAGAAATCCCCATATCTTCACAAATTCTGAGAGTGAATTAAAAGTTTATAGTCCGAACACAGCCAAATGTTCAGGTGTTTCATTTGGACTTTCTTTTATTGTACCGATTATAAGCTCTACGTCTTCTAATTCTATAAACCCTAAATATTTCCATATACTGAACTTGTCAGCACTTGCACTTTTTAATTTTGAACAATCCACAAAAGAATCATATTCAAGAAAAGAATATTTTGAACATTTTATAGGCATCTGCCAATCTCTAACAGATTGGGGAACATGCTGATTGATATTGGAATTTATGATTACTCCACCATATATGTTGCCGTCAGAATCAAATCCAAGTACGATAAAGAACTTGTGACGTGAAATATCTCCTTTCTTTGGGATTATGCCATTTTTCTGATTCATTTCAATACGAAAGACATTGCCCACTTTAATTGTGTTTCGGGTAATGTCTTTCATTGAATCTTCATCTAATAAATCAGATAGTTTTGTCATGACAATGCGTCTTCCAATTCTATTTGTTCCTTTATATATTCAAGTGTAGCCTCATCAGCACCTGAAGCCTTAGCCATACTGATAGAAGATATTGCTTTTGATCCTGTCTGATTGTATGCTTCATACCACGCACTGTCATGCGACTTATTTTTTAATTGGCTAAAAGTAAGATGAGCGTTTTCCTCTATCGAAGCGTTTAATGCTTCTATTTCAGATTGGGAAATATAATTCATATTTACTTCCGCCTTTGGCAACAGGACATTTGGAGCATCTTTACCGGCAAACTGGACATTGTCTGAGAAGAGCTTTAGCAAATCGGTGTTCGGAATATCGCCTCCTTTTACAACGTCATATAAATATGTGGGTACAGGTCCATAGTCAAGGGCGTAGAAACTATCCGATGTGATACGTGCTCCCCATTTTTCTAAATGCTTCAATTCTGCAAAATACAAAATCTTGAACAAGTGGTAATAGTCAATACCACCTGTTTTTTGTAACACATATAGTGCTATTTGGATTAATTTTATTTGTTCGTATTTTGTCATTTTGAATGTTTATATGCTGCAAATGTATTTTATAAACGACATATATACAAGCATAAATAGGTGAAAAGTATGTTTTTAACATATTAAACGGATAAATTGGTGAAAGATGTTTCCCCAAAAGTTGTAGCAGAAAAGATGAAAAGAAAGCGATGAAAAATTAATCTCACTGCTTTTTATATGCCTCAAAATAGACGTGTGTAAACAAATGCCAAATTAGAGTTGTACAAACATCAATTCTTTAAATCAAAGGAATTATCCGTATTTTATCGAGCAAGCCACAAACAAGGCCATCGCGCCGAATATGGCACTTGCTACTGCGATGATGGTAGTTATAATCCATTTCCAGTCTATGGGATTGCGCAAGTTAGGATTGGTGGCAAGATAAATTTTTCCATATTTCGTTATGCGGACATCTTCAAGTTCATGCCCCTCGTTCCATAGACCTTTGACAAGACCCAATCTTTCCAGTGAGCCTACGCACGAAATGAATATATGGTGCGGATAAGTGTTTGGGCAGACAATCCCGCTGCTGATTAAACGCAACACTTGCTTCTCCTGTTTTGATAGCTTGATTTGCTTCATGGTTGCCACTATTTATCGTCTTTCCTGAATGGATTGAAATCTGGGTCTTCATCTTCATCGATAATGCCGTCAAGGTACATATTAGTATTGGCTTCATCTTGCCAACGCTCAAACACGGCACGGTCGGCCTCGTCCCAGCCGGTGCGTTCTTCGGGTGTCATAGTATCACGCTGGGCTTCGATATGCTTGATTACTTCTTTTTCTTGTTTCCTTTCCTCATCAATCTCTTTAATTACTTCCTCGATAGAAGAATAACAGGATTTGGCATAGCAGCATTCTGTACCGCCATAGATAAAAGTAACGGTTTTTTCCGTTTCGCCGATTATTTTATATTTCTTCTTCATTGCTCTACAAGTATTATTCTATAAGTGCCATCTCCTTCTATCCTACGTTTCTTAACCAAGAACTTAGTTCCTTTGTCAAACAGAATTTCATGTTGATTTTCAAGTGTAAATATACCATTAAATTCTGATATTTTACTGATATTGCGCCCGTTTTTGCTCTGTATCTCAAAGATTACACGCTTGTGACTCTTGGGTATTCCGGCACGTGATATGAACTTCATAGGTGTATCCATGTAAAGGCTGGACGAAATGAAACCCTTATCGGACACTACATCGCCGATATGTTCAAGGAACCGTTCTTGAAGTTTCTTTATGCTCATGGTCTCGCCACGATAAACAACACCTTCATATTTGGGTAGCCTTGATAAGGCTTGACTTATCAGACGGCTTGCCACGTCCACATATTCATCTTCCGTTCCATTGCGTAAACGTCGGTTAATTTCACGACTGGTAGCCCCCTTGTTGCCAGAGGAGATGGCTTGGGTATAGGCATTGACCGCAGCCTGCTGCACTTCGGGAATATGCGGATAGATCTTGTTGTAATACTCTACACGGCTCATAGCAAGATTTGTCCTGCGCTTTCGAACAAAGGTTTTCTCTGTCTTGTTATAAACATTTACCTTAAAGTCCTCACGAATATATTTATCATTATCACGAATAAAATAAGGTGCGCTGTCCCAACTCTTTGCTCGCTGTATATTTTCGTTTATCCACTTTTTGAAAGCGTCCGGTACGTCTTTAACTTCGTTCACGCTTGCTGTCGTGGCTTCACTCCGACCGTCCCATTCCCAAAATTCTTCTTCGGTTTTTAGAATGGGTATCTTGTAACATCGACAATTGCTACCCCAAAAGCATTTTCCGTTCCTGCGGATATACATGATATGGTTGCGTTCCAGTGTCAAATCATAGACAAGACCATCATAATGCTGTATCTCTTTATTAAATACCGAAGACGTGACAGAATAGCATTCACGTATAGAGTAACAATCATAGTTTGACTTTATAATTGGACCATTCGCTTTGTGTGATACTCCTGCTTTATTTATAGAAAAAGAAGGCCTATGTCCTGATTTCAGTATTAGTTCGGATAAGTCTCCTGCCATGCGTTCAGATGTGGTGAAGTATATGATTTCATCTTTATCTGACTTGAATTCATTACCGTGATTCCCTATGAATGATCTGCAAGGACGCTTATAACCGTCGCAAAGGACAAAGGCATCAAGAAAAATCCTTATCTGCCTCTTTGAAGCATTCTTTATAACATACGGGACAAATTTGTTTATACACCGTCCAAAAATCTTCAAATAGTTGCGTATGGTAGTGTTATAAAATACGACCTTTTGTTTTTCAAGATGTGGTTCAAATCCCATACGCTTGATGCAATCAACTATTTTATCTCTTGCCGTTTCTCCCTCTTGCTGGGATATTACGACGCCTGAATTGCTAATTGTACTACCGTCAGAAAGCCAATACCCCATAAATTCGCAGAACAAATCAAATGGGATTATCAAATCATCAATTTGGTAAAATTCGACATCGCCTGATTCATACTCGCAACCTCTATAAAATCGGCCTTTACCTTTCGTGTATTCTTTCGCTTGGCAATTCTTAATTTTTCCATCATTCTTATTCAAATACACCATATTGTGTTCTGGGGTTACGAGACAATCAAGAGAGCGATTGTAGAAGTGTACCATTTCTCCATAATATGAGAAACATTGTTTATCAATAAATTCAACCCATTCTATATTACGTGTATTTGGATTTAACGATAATATCAAATCATCATCTAAAACGTCTTTGAATAACTTCCAACCTCTATTCGTCAGAACTTCGCTATCATCTGAATAACAAAGGGGATGCCAACCGGTCCATTGGAAGTCTTTCGGGTACTTCCCAGCTAGTATATCGCAAATGTCTTGGAAAGGCTTTCCGTTACAAGTATGATTGTTGCTCAACTTGATTTCATATCCCACCACGAAGTCCATCTGCTGCCAGCGTAGATTTTCCGCTTGGCGGTATGCCATATTGATTTCGGAAGCAGCCAAACGGATAGAACGATACTCGCAATCCATTGCCCGTGATGCTTTTCCGAACCTTTCCTTGTAATCTTTTTGTAGTTGCGGGAAATCGAGCAGATATTTGGAGATTTGCTTACTTAATGTAATTGCACTCGTACCTTTTTGAATGGCACATGATATAGCTTCTTCAAGTTCTTGCTTATACAGAGTCGATTGATTCCACAACTTATCTGATATGGTAAATCCTTTATCCTTACGTTGCTGAAACGCTTTCAATGCATCATTATTGGGCTGGTATAGGATTTCGTATTTCTCCTTTCCTATGGTTGCGCCATAAGTTTGCAATACTTTGTTGGCAAGAAGATCTTGAACTTCGTTGCTGTTTTTCCATTCTTCAGAAGTTCCACTATATATTACAGATCCGATGTCCTCAACGAACCTTTCTTGTAAGTCTCTTATCCGTTTCCTTGTTTGGGGATAATCCGACCACATAAACGGCCTATCACTATCAATGGTAAAATCGGTAATTCCGACTATTTTAGCCGCCTCTAAATTCAAATCCTCGTATATGGATTCCACAAGCATGACGTACTTGGCGAGCCGTTTATTCAGCTCGCCGTACTTGCGTTTCTGATTTGGAGTTTTTGGCTTTGCCATTGCGTATTATTTATTTTCAACCCTGTCAGGTGCTGGCATTTCCAATAAACGAATAGCTTTAATTGTTTCTTTACCCTCTAGTATTGCTTTACATAAGCGGTGGTATCCATCGGCGATTTGTCCTACATCATCAAGAATAATAGGATATTCAAGAGAACATTGATTCACTCGTTTGCACTGAAATATAAAACTATGAAGTTGATTACACTCAAACGGCTCTGCTGTCAAGTCAATATTCCATAAGGGCATATCAAGTATAGGGTATTCTTTTACTTTTGCAAAGTCATAGAGTGTTTGGGCTGTCCAAATTTTATCTCCACGGTGGTATTCACTTTCAGCGAAAGTCATATTATCAACTGGAACTTTCATTTTACTGTTCTTTCTTGATGTACACTTTGATTTCACCTCTCACATGGATCTCGTCCCCAACCTTGCAGACTGTATATTCAATCAAATCTTTTTGATTGATGGAGTTGATGATTGACTTGCGTATCTCATTCTTGGTTTCACAGACAAGCATTTCAACAGCCTTACGGTTGGACCACCCTTCGTCAACTTTATTCTTCTTTCGGTAATCCTTGATTTCTTTTTTAGTCAGGACAAGGCAGACGCCAAGCTTCCTTGCTTCGTAGTTATCAACACTTTCAATATTGCTCAATCTTTCTTGTGGATTGATTTTATAAGATAACTTAATGAGCCACATTGATATTCTTTTTCTCATAATGTTTCAGTATTTAAATTGCTGACTCTCCGAATATATTGTCGACCCTGCTTTGTGAAGTGATAGTCTCCTCTTGCCGTATCTGTTCCAATGTAGCCTGCGCGTCATTGCTATAACCTGCCTGTTGGATAGATTCAAGCTGAGACATGACTGGTTTTCCGCCATTAAGTTTCAATAAGCGATCTGCTGTGGCATCTTCATCTTGTTGTATGAAGGGGGTAATGATATGTTCAATCTCTATATTATCAATTTCGCTTGCCCATGATGTGTTCATGTGCTTCAAAAATTCTTTGATGACACTTGCCTCACGTTCGAAAAGCTCAATCCATGAGCCGCTTTCGTCTCCAACCTTTAAGTGGGCGTCAGTCAAAAGCATTTGTCTGGCATCGTAACCTATGTTCCCCAAAGACTTCATGTTGTCAAAAGAAACGTCAGGCATCTGCGATTGCATCCAATAGAGTTTAAGCAGGGTTTCCACGTGATACTTCAATGCTTCGATAGATTGCGACCATGATACATACGATACGTCTCCATTATATTCCACACGGTAAACTCTACGGCTTTCTCCTTTATCTTCTCCACCTTTTATGCCACCGGCTATTTTCAAAATTGGTGCTGAATTATAGGCAATCACGTCGGAGTTGCGAGAAAGTGTATATTCCAATTCTTTGCGAATACGAGTTAATCCGTGGTATATAGGTACAGGTCTAAATGCGTATGCACCGGGTATTTTCATTAATCGTATTTGTTCAACAGTACCGACAGGTTCCCAACCTTTACCATTTTGTTTCCATTTATAATGTTTGTCCGATGTGTATGTCTCAAAATAAGTAATTACTTCGTCCTTTACCTTTTTGGTGTATTCAAAGGACATTGCAAGCATATCGTCAAGCTCGTCGATCAATGGATATAGTTTTACTCCCTCCATCGGCGAGTATGTCTTGCATTTTAGCTTATACTTACTATTAAAACCATATAATGTATTGGTCTTTTCTACTACGTACCAAATTGTGAAAATTTCGCATGAGGCGAAATACGCATTTGCACGTTTAATATTTTCTGTATCGATTCGGGCATACTTGTAAATTGCCTCTATAGCCTTTGCTATCTGTTGGCGGACTTCAAATCCTTCTGTGTTGTGGTAGATACGTTTTACAGGAATGGCAAACATGAACTCAGTCATACGCTTTGTAAGCAGCTTTTCAAGGCCAATGTAAATGCGTGATGCTTCTTCTTTTGTCCCGTCTTTGCGTATTTTATCTTTTCGTGTTATAGTATCTTTGGCTATTTCATGGAATGATGGTTCATACGCTTTAATAAGAAATTCCCATGAAGGAACACAAACGGATTTTCTTTTTAAGTCATTGATAATATTATCAACGGGTCGGGCACTGTTTAATATAGCGGTTATTTCGTCCATAGGCTTGTTTCGTATTACTTCATACGATTTTTTTTCAAAAATAGTAAAAGTGAATGAATTTCATATACTTTTAAACTATATTTCACACAGTATGTAGTCTACTGTATTTAGTCGCCGTATCTTATCTAAAATAGGAGATATGATACAATCATATGGTGAAGCAGGTTCAATATGACCCTCGCTGTATCTTATCTAAGTAATGGGATATGATACATCTCAACTCTCTGGTCCTTTGGCCAGGGTCTGCTGTATCTTATCTAAGTAATGGGATATGATACATCATAATCACTGTAAGTTCAACATATCCAATTTTATTAAGATAGTTCAGTAGTGGAAAATCCCTACCGTTAAGGGCGTACAGCCGCCCCGATGTTCAAGTTTATTATTCCTGCTTAATTAGATGAGCAAGCTCTATCTCCAAGCATTTGTTCATTACTCGTTGGGCATCGATGATGTTCTTGTGCCTGTTATTGAGTTGTTTTAGGACTTGGTTTTGCATCTCTACATTTTCTTTTTCCACTTCTCCTTTTTCAATCCGTTCCAGCAGGTCTGCTATGAAATCTTCCATATTCACATTCCCAATTTGCTGGAATACAACTTTCTGTTGCAATACATTCTCCATGATTTTATCATTTTATAGTTAGATTTATATTATTCATTTTGGCTTTATATTCTATCTTAGTTTTAAGCCCGTAGTATGACCAGTTACGCAAGACGAAAGGTATACCCTCTGTGTTTTCCTCTTTTGCATCTTTTTCACGTTGTATTTGGTTAAGTAGAATGATCTCGTCGCAACGGTTGTTTACGGCGTAATTAACTAACATACGACTGTATGTGTGTAGTTTTGTGTCAACATAGTGTTTCTCTTTTTCGTGGAAGTGGTTGAGAGCCTGAACTTTTCGTTTGCGTCCCTTCCCTCCTGTGGTGTATTTGTTCTCGATCTGGCAACGTTTGAGGGATTCCTGTATTTGACGACGACGATAGTTAAATTCTTCTTTCGTACCTATTTCATATAACTTCATTTTGTCGATGTCGTTGTTTACCTTATCGGAAACAAAACAACAGATTGGGTTGAATACACCAAGAAAAGCATACAATTTTTTACCCTTTATAGGGCTATTTTCAGATTTGGGAATATCTACACATAATAGTAAGAATGTTTTTCCATCATTTATCTGTATGGAAGATGTTACCATCTTATATTCTCCTTTTAGTATACGTTCGACAATTACACGGTTGTTGCTTCTATCCCTACCGAATCGCATTTGAAACGGTATTCCAATGAGTGTAAAGAAACACCCGTTTCTCGTGATTCCATCTCTTGAGATGTATTCTTCAAAACGCATATTGGTAAATCTGTCGGCTTTGAAAGGGACAGGCATGTTGCTTTTATAGCTACGTAGTGACTTATCCCATGTTCCTCCATTTTTTTTGTCATCTTGATACATCTTTCTGACGTTTTGAATGACGCATGACACCATTCCCATATCAGCACTTCCTTTAAATGTTTGACTCGCTACAACATATGGTGCATTATTACGTGAAGATTTATCTCCTTTTACTCCGAGAAACGTAATAATTTCCTTATCTGTGTCGGATAGGTAGGGCATCGTATTATCTAGCGCAAAGAGATGAGAAGCGCACATGTTAGCTACTTTAACAGCTATATTGCGGTTATCGTATAGTTTTTTCAAATATAACTTCTTCAAATCTTTGTCACTTTCGCAAACAAATATTTCTATTTTTCTTGTTATTATCATAGATGATTACCTATTACTTACTGATTTCAAATATTTTTACATGATTTGGTTTGTAATACATTATCAGTAATTTTGTTACCTGTACTATCAAATACTTCTATAGTTGGTCTACCTCCGTTATCAATAGGAGAAATAGCCTCTGATGTTTCATATAAAGTTTCTCCGTCTGTAACCATTATCTGCTTGTCATCTTCAAAACAAAGTACATCTTCACCTTCCCATGATTTTATTATTTCTAAGGCTTCTTTATAACTTTCTGCTTCGATAGAAAACTGGGTACGCTCCCAACATGTTACTTTGCGGTCCTGATAAAAATCAAATGTTTTCATTGCTCTTATGTAATATATCTTATTTTATTTCACTTATTGTAAGTTCTGGATATTCTGCGCCTCTTGCATTTTCCAAAAAAATCATTGTGTTGCAAAAATCAACTGCTTCTTCGTATGTTTCAAACTTAAATGTTACACTTGAACCTTTCTTTGATACTTGGTATTTCATCGTTCTTGTCTTTTAATTGTTAGTAATGTTGTTTGTTTTAGTATTGTAAGGGTACTAAATTAAATCTCAAAAATACCTTTGAATGCATTTCTTGCATTCTTTCTTGTAGTCCTATCCTTAGAAGATATGAATCCAGACACGTATTTGTTAATCATCAAATCAAACGTAAAGAAGCGATTAGTTTTGCAAGGATTCTCGCTGCCATAATAAATTACGAAGTTAGAGCAATACTTCGGCATATAGCCATCGTTGCTAAAATCTCCGAATATCGGTTTGATAGTTACTTTAAGTCTACCTACTTCACCATCGACCCAGTGGTCTTGCTGATTGTAGATGTCCACCAACTCATTAACCTCATTCTTAAATTCTTCAAATGTTTTCATCGCTATACTATTTTAGTAAATAATATTGGTTTCTTTTAGTATTGTAAAGATACTCATTATCAGTGAGTTAACCAAATATTTACAACCTTATTTTGCTCATAATCAAGAGTTTAACTTTTGGTAACTTTGCAGTTCCCATTTATATCCTGCTTCGTCCCATTATAAAATCTCATCATGTTTATTCTTGTATTAATTTTTTGCTTAATATTTTTCTTTTTGAGTTGTTCACCCCACTGATAGGCTTCCTCAATGACACTCTTGCAATGTTTCTTCTCCCAATTCTCGCAGAAAGGATATGACTTGTATATACTCTCAATCATGTTTCAAATAATTTTTTATAACTCATATTTTACTCTTAATTTTCATCAAATATGCTTTCGATTTTTTCGTTCACCCTGTCACATGTATCTCCAAAGGAAATGGCAAAAGATTCGTCGCCTACACGGTCTATAATGGATCGTAGGTCACGGGCGATGTGGTTGAACGTCCGCAGTTCTTCCAGCATAGGAAGGGTAACAGTGCCGTCATATTTTTTCAGTAGTGAAAGTAAATCAACGGCGGAGGATTCTGCAATGTCCGCCAACACTGGGATTTTTCTCAGGAGGCGATTGCATTTCTCTTTGTCCTCCTTGCTCATGGTGTCGGTGATTGTTTTTGCCGTGACTTGCTCACGGGTTTGCAGTAGCCGGTCGTATTGCCTTCGTAAGTTGTCAAACAGATCAAATTCGCCCCTTCTCAGAGCCTTCTCCATTTTCCGGCTGTACTCCTCTTTCAATATTTCAATGTTCATATCAAAACAATTTTAACTGTTCAACTTTATTTTCAATCTTAACTATCTCTTCAATGATTCGTTTCATTATTTATTGTCTTATATAATTTTATAAGGTTTATAAAATAAAAAAGCTATCTCAAAATAAAATTTGAGATAGCATCGAAAAAAAAGGAAATCTGCCCGTAGGCAGCTCTATACCTAAAAAAGAGGGTAATTATACCTTTTTATATTTCCCTTTAAGGTCGGTTTCATAAACATCTACGACCTTATCGGCAAGTACACTAAGATCTCTTGACATGCTACGATTCCTCGGTGGATAGCCTTTATGGAATTTTACTACATTAATTTTTGTCATATTGTCTTTAACAAACCTTATTGCTTCTGAATAATCGTAGTCTCCACTGACAAGAATAATTTTATCACATTTTTTACCAACACTAAGGGAAATCATTTTCACAGCTAGTGAAATATCAACTCCTTTTTCACCAACATAAGTATGTTTATATGGATCAATTTTTAAAACTCCTGTTTTAACCATTTCTATATTATCATGTTCAAGACATAATTGATCGTAGGCATATTCTATATTGGCAAATTTCTCCTTTTGCTTTTTAATCCATTCCAAAATTGAAGAGCATTCACTATTCACACTATCTTGTACTGTCTTAGGTATAGCGGAAAATTTACCATTTTTATAATTTTCAAGATGGGTCCTATATTTCTTGTATACAATTGAATTACGAATATTGGTTTCCGTATAATACGTATCAAGTATTTTGGCTGGCCTGAACCAATAGGCTCGTATAAGTTCTTCTCCGGCATCAATCATTGAATTGAATAATACCGTCCAATCAACTTCTTTCTCTATAATACTCATCTCTTGCAGACTATAATACAGGTTCTGCCCATCTACTAAAACTACTACTGTCTTTGCCATAAATGAAATAATAAAAATAAAGAAAGCCATCCCACAATAGATGGCTTAGTATAAATCTGGCATAATGCCCATTGTAATCGCGCTTAATGCGCATGTTCAAGGTTCAAGGTAAAACCCTTAAATTTTCATATCAAACGATATGACGTTGCAAATATACGTATTCCAGTTAATAAAACAATCATTTTTAATGCCTTTATTTGTTAAAATATATATATCAGATTTATTCGTCTTACATAATTATTTCAATATCAACTCTCTTGGTTCTTTATCTTCCCATTTTACTTCTGGGAATAAACTGTCACTTAATACAACAACAATAGTATTTTTGCCTTTAAATCCCCATGTACACTCACGTTTAAATGGTTTAGTTGAGTACATAAACAATTTTCCACTTTCGTCCCTTGCTATCCACATAACTTACTCCTCCCACTCGATTTTAACGGTATCAACATAGTCAAATTCTACTACGTAAGATTTTTTTGCTTCCTCTTTGGTCGGGTAAATACTTGCTACTATGAAAGAAATTGTATTTCCTCTTTCATGTGATTTATATACATTCACCCACCCTTCTTTCTTCTGAGGGAGCATCATTAAGTCATCTTTATATGGCGTGTCATTTTCAATTATAACCTTACCTTTTTCATTATAACCATATATGGTTTCTTCTTTGGCAGTATCTTCTACCAAAGCAATGATTGGATAGCTTACGCCCTTGAATAAAAATTTTCTATCAAAGGAAATAATCCTTACCTTTCTACCATCACGAGTACATACTGGCTTGCCAGCTTTGGCTGCTTCAAGGTCAAAGGGTTTAAGATTTAATTTCTTTTCTCCCATATTTTCTTTGTTTTGTTTAATCTCTACAAACATTTCTTCTATGAGGCATGAATGTGTAGGATAATGATTTATATAGTCATTCAATTTGCAGTCTCTTGAAAAATTATCACAAAAAGCACAATTATTACAAAGAGCACCAGGGACCTTTATTTTCTGGTATGATTTATTCTCTATCCTAATAGGATCTCCGACCTTTTCAAGTTTCTTGAAGATTACAGATTTACCATCTTTTCTATAACATGATAAACATTCTCCTCTTATCTCAAATACATCACTACAATGAATATCACTCTTGGTAGCTAAATCACAATTCTCACATCCAAGAGATTTTGTATGAATACACTGATACCATTCACCGTTGTACTCAAATATTTCTCCTACTTTTCTTCCATATCTTATCTGTTTTTTTTAATTTTTCAAATTCCATTATCTCTTTATCCCATAGTTTGGCCGCAAAATGCTCTAACTGGCAGCCTTTGGATTTTTCCCAACCGGGGCAAAGACATATATCATCGCACTCCATAAGTGCCTTTATATCGTTTCCCAGAAGTTCATGATAGGGTTTGTCCAAATCGGGGTTAACACCGAAGTCTATCGGTGTGACGACATGGTAGCCTTTCATTTCGAGTACTCCCGAAACATATAGTATTTCACTTTCAACTTCGTCGAAGTCCCTGCCGGTAATGGGTAGGGAGATGTAGATTTTCTTTTTACTCATAATACAACAATGTTAACTAAACTATTAAAAGAGTTAATTTGATATTTGATAACTAAATATCGAAGTATATTTGCATCGAACTTGATTCGGAACATTAACACCTCCGATCCGGCGAACTGTCATTCGCCATCATCTTGTCCATTCTCGTGTGAGAAAGACATTAAGCCCAATGTCCTGTAACTTTGGGCTTTTTTAGTTGCACTTGAATGTACAGGCATTCCCTTTCATCTCTACTCCTACTTCTTTTCCTTCCATGATTATATTTCATTTTAAATCGAATATCTTGCTTGAATCCCTAATAGAATCGGTAGGCATCTTAGCACTCAATTGCTTCATAAATTCAGCAAAATCCATTGCCCGATTCCAACTACTCCATCTATGAGTAATCTCTACCAGTTCAAATGCATTTAGTAATACCAATTTTTCGTTTTCCCCTCTCAGGTCATTTACCGCATTTCTTACTCTGTGATAAAACTTGTCATTATATCTTTTTGCGTTATATGGTTCCGCACCTTCTCTTGGTTCAATACTACGATATTTAACCGAAAACGAAGGAAGTCTATCTTCGCACATTGCATTATATACATCACTCTCTACCGGGCCATAAGGCATAGCATAGAAATTATCGAATATATCCAAAAGGTCATCGCCTCCATCTTTCTTAGGAGCAGCAGCCAAAAACAGCAGTTTCATGGCTGTAAGTTTAGGAAACGGCTTGCCCTTAATCGTTTCATGATTATCCCGCCACTCTTCAAAAAGGTGGAGCATATAATCAAATGCCTCTATTTTATTTATTTCCATAATTAATCCCCATTTGTAATTAACCAAATTTCTGGATTGGTCCCATTTATATCTTCGACATAATATGGTTTCTCTATAATTTCTCTATGTAATTGATAATCTGAAATATCATGTACATAAAATACGGGGGTTGATTTATCTTTCACTTTCATCAGTTCGTCAATCAATTCTTGTACTGTCATATTATTTTCTTTTTAAGTCTTTCAACCTCTATTCCTCCTTTCTCATATCTTTTTTATATTTCCAACGAAAAATAAATCTACATTTACCCAATCGTAAGCATATAACCAATCCTTATTCCGCGATTCTTCATGAATCCCTATTATTACATAAGTAGCTATAACTTTCTTTTTTGAGAAAAAACATTAACAGTAACTCCTCTTTTGGGGACGATATATTTTCCATTGTCATCGTATATCTGTATATGATCTGTTGTTTTCGCTTCACTTTCTGTCATCATCGCCCTATAATTATACCATTTGTCTTTAATATATAATGGTATACCGTTTTTCTTTGCTTTTATCCATTTTAAAATAAACATCTCTTATTCCTCCTTTTTATTGGGCAACAAGTCTTCTGCGTATGCCCAGCGTTGCATATTAACTCCACGTGAAAATCTCTCCCAATTTCCTGAATCATAAAAGGTATCAAAGGCACTGTCTCCAAGTTGGGCGATATATATTCTATTTCTTTCTGGCTCTTCACTTGCCTCATGCCACACAGAATCAATACGCCAGCTTGCTCCACGCTTGAAACCATCTATATATGCAGGCTGAAGTTTGGGATTATAGTAATAATCCTCAAATAGGGCACAGTCTAATGCTGCATCTTCAATATCTTCTATTTTCATCTTTTATTCCTCCTTTATATAATCTTTCATGAAACAAATCCAGTGTGTATTAGAACGTTTGCCGGATATATGCCCGAATATTGGTTTTTCAGGTGTGAGTTTGAGAACTTCCGACACTTTGATGTCTGTCTCGTTCCATTTGAAAATCAAAAATCCTCCGGGTTTCAGGACTCGAAAACATTCTTTAAATCCCTTTGCCAGCATATCACGCCAATCTGAATACAGAGCTCCGTATTTAATTTGTTGGTAGCCTGTTGGCGATGCTTTTTCGTTCAAACTTCCGTACATATCTGCCATCTCTGACTTTCCAGCATTCCTTAATAAGTGAGGCGGATCGAAAACTACCATTGAAAAAGACTTATCCTCATAGGGCATATTTGTAAAGTCGGCTTGTATGTCGGGATTTACTTCAAATAATCTACCATCGCATAAATGAGTAGAGACCTTTCGAATATCTTGAAAAAGAACTCTTTCGTCATGTTTGTCGAAGTAGAACATCTTTCCCCCGCAACAGGCATCTAATATCGTTTTTCTCATTGCTCTCCTCCTTTCATAAGTTCTATTTCTCCCATATCTGTATGATTTTTATAATCTATTGAAATAAACTGACTTGTATTCTTTTCAAGACCTTTTCATTTGCGTCGTTATAAAATTGCTTGTTGACCTCGAAACCATATGCCTTTCTTCCCAATGAGGCTGCCGCATACAGGGTCGTGCCGCTTCCTGCGCACGGGTCGATGACAACATCGCCCTTGTCCGTGAATATCTCTATCAACCGTTTGAGAAGCGGGACAGGTTTCTGGCAAGGGTGGCATTTGGGCGTGGTGTTGTCCCTCACCCAGTCGAAGCAGTTGAATATCATTCTCCCGTTGTTGTTGAATTTGGGCAACTTGTCCCGATAAAGGATAAGACCGTATTCGCAGTTGCCGACGACCTTCATGTTTGCTTTCAACACTTGCGCCGAGAAGTCCTTGCGGAAAACCAGCGGTATGTAGTGATTTAACCCGTATTTGCGTCCTAACTCTATGAATTTGAACTGTTGTTCGTACTCGCAGAACAGTATCATGCAGGGGGATTTGCCGGCTTCTTTCGGTTCTTTCACGAGCATTTTGGAACAGAAGTGCATGAACTCGGCCGGACGGAACTCGCTGTCGGACGAGAAGAATTGTTTGCCTGCCAATGCGCTCTCGCCGTTCTTGTTGTCTCCGTCAATATACCATGCGGGGTTGCTGGCGTAGGCGTTATTCGCCAAATTATACGGCACATCTGCTATAATCAGCTGCGCTTTTGGCAGCCCATAGACTTTATAATTCTGGAATGAGTCGTTGTAAAGCTCTATGTCTTTCATACTTAACTTTCCTTTTTGCTGTATTTGTCGATAATTTCTTGAATCTGATCGGGTGTCGCTTTCTCCTTTTCACGTAGCTCTCTCTCCCTTTCCTTTTCCTCCTGCCTTTTCTTGTCCTCATAGAACCGCAATAGTTTCTCTCTGTCGGCTCTGAACTCTCGAAGAGACCCTGTTATCACCATAGGGTCGAAAACTCCGTAGAACGTCCCGTAAAGACCTTGCTTGAACCGCTGGAAGAATACCATGAACTCGGTAAGTTTGAAATCACCATAGCCGGAGATGATGATACGGGCTATCTCCTCGTATTCCTTTTCCGTCATTCCGTCCTTGCGGACTCCCGAAAATTCGGCTAGGTCGAGAAGCTGTATTTCCAGCCACGACTCGGCGATGTGGCTCCCGAACGTCCTCGACACACGGGCTATGCTCGGAGCTTTGCCGATAAAGCATCGTTCGAGGCTCTGGCAATAGCGGACTTGATTGTCGGGGCTAAAAAGGCAGAGCAGATTCTCCCCCGTCTTGTAGGTTGCCAGTATCTCCCGTTGCCAGCTTGGCGGCGATAGCTTCTGCAAACTCTGCATATCGCTGCTCTTTGGTCTTGGAATTAGGTTTTTGATGGATTCCGGATTGCTCATCTCGTGCTCGTTTTAGTTCGATTATTAACCAGCGGGCAAAGTGTTTTTGTGCATCGCTGACGCTTTTTCTTGCAATACCCTCGTTTTGGAGCTTACGGATATATGCCTCGATATAGAGCCTCGATGCGCTCTCGTCGATGTGGTTGTTCATCGATAGCGTTTCTATCCACGTTTGATTTGAGAGTAGTTCTTCACGCAGTTCTGTCAGTGGCTTGTCAACGTCTTTGCCAAAATCTTCTTCTTTTTCTTTGCTTCTCGATAGAGAAGTTTCTTTTAAATCATTATCATTTTCATTATCATTTAAGCCCCCACTGGCTCGTTTGGCCCCCACTGGGTTATTTGGGGTCGAGTGGCTCGTTTGGCTCCCACTGGACTTTGATTTAACCGTTTCAGAGTTTTTGTCATTACCTCCTTTACGCCCGTTGTTCCGGTTTCTCTCGACAATGCCCTGATATTTGAGTTCATCTATCTCGAATTGATTCTTGAAAAACTCAAATGCCATTTCAATGTCCTCCTCTACCGTAACCTCCTCGCCAAGTTGATATTTGAATATTGCTCGAAACAGCCTGCCCAGTTGTTTGTCAGATAATCTCGATATGGGTTTATAAAATGATTTATAAATCAAAAAGCTGTCTTTCATTTATTCCTAATATTGATAGTTATTCTCTTTTCGTATCATACTTTTCAATTATCATAATTCCTTCTTCTGTTTTATCTCCGTAAACGATATGACAGCCAAACTCATGAACCAATATATCCAAATCTTCTATGGTTTCTATCTCTGTATAGAGATTAAGGGTATTGGTATCTATCATTTCCCTTATAACTGGCAATCTTGACTCAAACAATGAATCTTCTAAACTTCTTAGATAGATGTCTCCTCGTTTAAAGGTATTCATGCTCGATGTTATTAATTTCACCTTTAATGTTTTTGATTTATCGGGATCGTCATTATAATAAAAACGAGCTGACGATAATTGATTGAAATTAACAATAACATGATTATCTTCTTGGAATTTCTTTATTCTATTATGAATATCTACATATTGATCATAGTTGATAATAGACTTTATAAAAAGGTATTCCAAACATAAATCAGATATAACTAATTTTTCTCTGTTTAATTTGTCTTCCGATTCCATATTAAGTTTCAGTAATTGAAAATGCCCACCCGTTCAGGGTCTTGTGCTTGTCAATCTCACCGGTTTTGCATAGCTCGTTTATCTCGGATTTGAGTGACCGGATAACCACCGACTGTATTTCGGTAAAGCTCGCTATGGAGGGCTCCTTGTTATTCTTTTTCTTTTCCTCGACTATCGAGGCGATGATGTTCTTGATGTCTATCATACGGCTTGTTTCTGTTGTTTTTCACGCAAGAATTTGTTGATGAAGTAGATTTGACCTTTACCGGTTACCTTCGTAGTGGTCGTTACCAGTATTGTGCCGTCGGGCTTGTTGATGATCGTTTTCTTTATCTCGAAGAGATTCATCTCCATAGCCCGTTGGGTAGGTAGGTTGTAATTCTCGCCGGTCTTACAGAGGTAGCCCTCATCTCTCAATAATTGGAACAATCTGTTTTGCCCTATCTTGATTCCGTTTTGATTGAGGATTTTTGCCAGCTCTCCAATGAGGCAGGAGCGTTGCGATGTCTCCACCGCCTCGGCAAACAGGACTTTGGGGCGGTTGGCTTCTATCATCTTCTGCTGTTCTTCTATTCGGGCTTGTTGTTCGGCGGCCAACAGGAGGGCTTCACGGAAAGAGCCGGGGACGTGGTGTCCTCCACTTTTTATCGTCTCTTCCATCTGGTTAAAAGCGTTGATGTAGTCGAGTTTGAATTTGAGAGCCTTTTCGCCGGTGAAGCCCATAGCCAGCAAGGTGAAGCCGTCACGTGTCATTACAACAATACGAGAATGCCGTACACCTCCATTCGGTTGTGGAATTTTTATTGATGTGTCCGCAAAATATCCTTTACATTGATTTTCAGCCATTTTACAGCATAATGCGTCAATAGCCTTTAATACATCGCTATGTTCTTTCCCAAACTTTTCAGCGACCAACAAACTGTTTGTCAGTGCTTGGTTGTTCTGACCTTTGAATACAAGATTGTTCATGGTTGTCATATCATTTGTTTATTTCAGATTCAACGACTTTGTATTTAATGGGCAATCCGGAGCAGGTGATAGCGAGCAGGGCAGAGTCCCTTTCTTCTTGGTTGCTGCGGGGTCTGTTAAACTCTATCCCGCTCATCTGGCACAACCGCTTCAATTCTTCATGGGTGATCTTGCCGTCTTTCCCTTGCCAGCACTTGCGCAACGGGGATTGCTCCATGACTTGTATTCCGTAATGCCTCAGCATTTCGACTATCTTGCGACCGGTCTCTTGGTTACGACCTACATGCTCGCCTTTCTTGGCTGCGCTCGCCCGTGTGTCTTTCGGTGACAAATGCCAGTTGGATTTGTTCTTCCAACCTGCCTCGACATATACCGCCACTCGTTCATCGTTTTTCTTGCAGTGCTCATGAAGTTTTTTTATGCCCTCTACCAACAAGGGGAATGGGCAAACACTCATCTCCATTTTCATTTTCCTTGTGTCCAATACGGAGTAGCCGCTGCGCTCAACGTCGGGGTCTATCCCTATCAATACATCGTATTTGTGTTTTCGGTTGTATGTGGCCTGTTCTTCCATTATATTTTGTCTTTTTATCAGAAAAGTTTCTTTTGTATCGATTCGCATGATTTGTCCGTGAACAGTTTTCGGAATATGTGGAAAAGGACATCTACGACGATACTGTTACCTGCCATCACATATTGCCGGCTGTCGCTTATTCCCGCATTTTGAATCTTGTTTATATCCGATTCGCTGACACCCATTAACCGGAAACATTCTCTCGGTGTCAGCCTTCTTATCTTTTCCAGACACAGAAAGTTATTTTCCTGCCACGAGTTGCTTGTTATCGCAGGGCATATCGTGTATGTCCCTCCTTTGTTAAATCCTCTGCTGCGTTGTATTATCTCGGGTTCCGAATATTCCCTCACGATTATCGAATTGTCGGTCGGACTTAATGCTCCATTAGCTCTCAGACAATTGGCTGTGCCATCGCCTGTTTTAGGCAACCATAAAAAGCCCGTTCCTTTTTTTACGTGAGCGATGTTGTGTCTTATGAAACCTTTTATCATCTTCTCGCTCAAAAAATACTTTTCGTCCACGTCGCATTCGAGAATGTCCTTCAATCTCTTTTCAAGGTGTAAGGGTTCCGGAAAATAATACGATTCCGAGTCTCGTATCGAAATCATGAATACTCTTTCCCTGTTATGGGGAATGCCGTAGTCTTTCGCATTCAGAACCTTCGTATGGTTCGTGTACCCTAATTGGGAAAGGTATTGTTCCCATGCCGATAAAAAACACTTGTATTTCCTTCCGGTAAGGGACTTTACATTTTCCATGAGCAGGTATTTCGGCATCTTGGTCTCTATCGCTTTCTCGCATTCCCATAACAGGCTGCTGCGTGTCCCGCTGCCTTTCTTCAATCCCGCCTGCTTTCCGGCCGTTGAAATGTCCGTGCAGGGGAAAGAATATGTGAACAGGTCGAAGTCGGGAACTTTTGCCCAGTCTATATGGCATATATCCCCGAAGTTCCTGTCTCGGTATTGAGGATATACGGCATTATGGGCTTGTATGGCGTACTTGTCGATTTCCGACCAGCCGACCAGATCGTAATCGACTCCGAGCCGGTCGAGTGCCATGCACTGGCTGTCATATCCGCTGAATGCTGTAAAGACTTTTAATTGCATATCTTTCTCTTTTTGTTCGGCAGGCGGGACTCGAACCCGCAACTGTATATTCGCTCCTTATACTCGACTTATACCGCTCTCCCGTTTGAACCACTGCCGATACCACCTAAAACACTTATGGCTAATTTCTCCCCGCAGTTCCTTTCTCCGTATGGTGCTCGACCACGTACCCGGATCGGCTTGCGGGGAATGTCTCACATTATTCTCCTATATCAGGTCTATGATTTTTGTCTTTTGAATCGCATCGAGCCGCATGTCGTTAAGACCTTGTCTCATGTGTTCTTGCATGAGGCGGTTGGCTTCGGTGATGTCTTTGGCGCAAACGAGGTTGTAGTACTTCGTTTCCTTTTCATTGCCGTTGTCATCGATGAATATGTCTATCAACGTGGCTTTGTAGAAGGGCTTGCCTTCTTCCTTCTCGTTGACTATCTCGACGACATTCGAGCGGGTGATAGAGAATACATCGCAATTTCCGTTGTACTGTTCCAGTCCTTTGGCTTCGGCCTCGGCAAATAATCCTACATCGGTGATGAAGTGTTCGATGACTTCTTTCATCTCTCCTTTGCTGTTCTCTTTTTCTACTTTCAGTTTGATTTCGTAAAACATCACTTTTATTTTTTATAGGTTAAAACTTCTTTTAACTTGGGATTCCCTGCCGCATAACGGCGGACATCAAAGTCACTATCCTTTGTCAGCTTAGTGAGTACCTCGACGGGCGTGTTGGGATTACATGCCACGCTAACGCGGACAGCCCAGTGACTATCCTTTGCCAATTCAATCAATACTTCTAAGGGTGTGTTGAGATTCCCTGCCGCATAACGACGGACAACCCAGTGGCTATCCTTCGCTAATTCTGCGAGCACATCGACGGGCATATTGGGATTACATGCTGCATAACGGCGGACAACCCAGTCGCTGTCCTTTTCCAGTTCAATGAGCACATCGACGGGGGTGTTGGAATTACATGCCACTCTACGGCGTACAACAATGTCGCTATCCTTTGCCAACTCCATGAGCACATCGACGGGAGTGTTGGGGTTTCTTGCCACGCTAACGCGGACATCACAGTCGCTATTTAAGATCTCATTTTTGTCCATTGTATTTCTTATTTAATTGTCTGACTTTATTTCTCATCAATCTTGCCAGCTCTTTATGCCGGTAGTCGTCGGACTTTTCCAACGCTTTTGCCCCTCTCGATAGTAAGCTGGTGATAGATGTTAGCTCTTGGGGAGTCATGGTTAAAAGGGTAAATCATCTACTACCTGATTCCGGGAATTGTCTTCCTGCGGTTTTGGCTTGATAGGTTTTAAATCGCCGATAAGATAATTCGTACCGTCTTTCCGTTCTTCCGGCTTGGGGGCACAGCTTATCGTGTGAGTATGCCCCCATTCAGATGCCAACTTTCGCTCCCATACCGTTATGTTCAAGTACTTCTTTCCGTTCTTACCTTCCTTGATTACCTCTTTGGGTATGTCGGAGAGGCAAATGCTTCCGTAGTAATTCATATTCTTATTATTTTATGTGATAGTCTTTTATTCGCTGGAATATTTCTCCACGACTCTTAATTTGATCTATAACCGTGTCGTCTCTGGGAATAGTTACCCGTGTGATTTCATTGTCTTTGATTTCACGGTTCCAATTTTTTTCGTCGTTGTATTCGAAAACACATAGGAATGCGAGGGTGGCTTGGTCGAGACCTGAACAATAGAGTTGTTCTTGCACTTGGTTGTAATAATGTTTCTTGTATTTCCTGACATAGGCCAGTTTTTCGGAGTTGCTTTCCAACGGGACGATTTTATCGAAATATTCATCGAACGAGACCGTCTTCAACTCGATGAATGCCTTTAACTTCCCATCGTCTATCTCGGCAAAATCAAGAGAGGCTTTGAAAACGTCCATCTCAATACTCTGTACCTTGTATTGGCTGACATAGCAAAACGGAAGTGTCTTGCCGTACACGTCTTCGAGAATAGCACCGGTGCGCAATGCATCTATGGGACTTGCCAATGCGTTGTAGTGGGGATTTTCTCCGCTTACGAAACGCTGTAACAGTTTGGCATAGGAGGACGAGTGTATGTCCGACAATAATGCCGTGATGTCGCCGCTTCCGATATACATCGTGTCTGTTATCATATCGTTCCTTTCTTTTTCGCACTGGTGTACAAGGTGTCTATTTCGGAGTCTGTAAGCTCGTCTATCGATTCCCTTCCGAACATTTTCAATGCGGCTTGGTAGTAGGTGCTGTTTTTATAAAGAAGATTGTATATTATAGCTCTCTTTTCGGAAAGTGGCGTTTCACTCTTTTCTTCCTTCGATTTCTCGGCATCGGGATCTTCGCCGGTGGCTATCTTGTAGGCGTTCAACAAGGCGTATTTCCTTGCATAGGTGGAAGCTTTGCCAAAGCCCTTATCGCCAGAATCAAGTCCCCTTCCGAATGTCTCTATGTCGATATATTCAGAAGGGTTGTCTATATTGTAGATTCGGGTCGTCATCTTGACTATATCGACATATTTTATCGTTTCTATACCTTTGTTTGCAACCCGTAGTATCTCACTTTTGACGAGTTCTTGTTTGAAAGGAACGCTCACGATACCATGTTTGGATTCTGCTTCTTTAACAGCTAGTGTAACGTCTTGGTCTCCTACCGCATTGTAGGCGTTTTTCCCTTCTCCGACAACCAATTTTTTTTCTATATTTTTTATTTCGTTGGCTACGGATTGTATTTTTTGGAATATGTTCTTTGTTTCCATCTCGTTTCTTTCTTTTTATACACCGCATATCCTCCCGGACGGGCGGTGAATATGCTTGATTTATATGGAATTATAGCTACTTATTTAATTCATGATTTTCAAAAGTTCATCTCTGGTAATACAGTTACGTGTGCCGACTTTTTCCGGCTTGGCGTTAATTGCATTCAAACGCTTCAACAATTCTCTATGAGAACACCCTAATAATTCTGTTGCCTTTCTAACCGGTACATAATCAGGCAAGAACACATCTCCATAGCCTTTCTTTATACCGGATATTGCATGGTTAATTACATCTTCCAATTTTCCGAGCAGTATATTGTTTTCATCTCTCACTACCTTGATAATTGTATCTTCTATTCCCATATCCATTAATCTTTTAATCGTTTTTCCATTGTGTTAGTGATTTTGTTATAGTTTCTTATCGGTTTGTTGTTGCCCGGCAAGAGCCATCGATGACAGTGCGAACAGGGATATGCTTATCACCAGTTGCCAAAGGTTGGCATTGATGAGCGAAGCGACTACCCCGAATATCGAGGAAAGCATAAGCAGTATGGCGAGCAGGGTAAATAACTTGTAGAATATCATGACTGTTATATTTGGAAATTACCGTTAAACTCAAATTCTTCATTTCCGCATTCGTCGAATACGGTTACCGTGTATTCCGTATCGATGTAGCCACTACTAGAAGATGGCGTTAAATAGTCGCCGTTGTCCCATTCCTTGTGATTGTATGCGTCGTAATGAATGCTGACATCGACGTTTTTGTCGATCAAATCTACTTCATAGTTTATATGTCCGTCGAGATAGTGACCGTCCATGTTTTCTCCTATATGGTCTTCAAGAAAATTTTCTACCTCGTCCTGTATGTTTTTTAGTTTCTGAATATCGGCTTTTACCATAGCGATAGCCGTTTTGTAGATGTCCGTGGCATCGCACATGAGGTCTTCCCGGTATCGACGCATGCTCTGCCAGTCTTTCGGGTCGCAATCTTCGAGGTAGGATTTGGCTATTTCTTCCTCGTTCATCGATAGTATCTGGCTGGCGACCTCGTAGTTTTCTACCCCGCCTCCTAGATAAAATTCCTTACATTTCAATTTGTAAGGGGAGTTGTCGTATTGGTCGTTGAAATCTTCCCTTGCCTTGTCGTATCGTTTCTCGATTGTTGACCGTGGGATAATACAGGTTGTGTTCATGTTCACAGGTTTGTTTAATTTCGTTCCCCTGCAACAGATGACTGTTTTTTCAACCCGAATCCGACGGGCAGGGGAAATATAGGGTAATGGAAAGCTGTCTGAACTATTCTTGCCTAGAAAGGCAATCCCTTTCTCTCTCCATTTTTTCGTTCGTTTCTATTCATTGAACTTGGTGAAGCGTGCCCGGTTGCCGAATTACCGGATATTACTTACACGTCACGACTTCGTTACTTCACCCCCGACCCGTCGCAAGTCTCGGCGTTCCCGCTATTGCGACTCTCGGTGTTCTTCACGTACGCCAACATGTCAATGAGCTTTTTTGTGGGGAGGCGGGAATCGAACCCTTGCTCGCTCCGAAGAACCGATACCCAACATATTGGTTCTTTTATTCGGTTGCTCTACCGTTGAGCTACTCCCCTATTTTCGTTAAACTTTATTCATGTACTTGATAAGAGCATTTTTAGAGTATCGCAATGATCCATTTATTTTTACACATGGTATTACTTTACGTTTCTTGTATAGAGTAGATTTCGATAATCTCATGAAGTCGGCAGCTTCATCGACAGTGAGAAACTCGTCTGTATCCTCGATAACTAGATTCTCCGCTACTGTTCTCAGTTCCTTTCTTACGAGTTTATACAACTCCTCGGCTATCATTTTTGCGTCAGTCCGATTCATGCTTTTATCTTTTTCGTTTTTCTCTCGGCTGGTTTATCCTACCATCTTGTGTGAGACGATTCCGCCCTTTTTGAGAGCAAGCTCCCTTATTCGTTCTGGCTGCTCTCCGTCCGTGCGAAAGTTTATCGCCCCGTAGACAGTACGGTCTGTACAACCTACCTCGGCGGCTATCTCCTTAATAATCTTTGATGGGATACTGATGTATTTTACTTTTCTCATTGCTTTTTTACATTTAATCGTTTATATTTGCACATTATGGTTTTTGTTTCAATCTTGAAATAAGTTCGTTTCAATGATTACAGAGGCAAAGATATAGACTATACTCTAATATAACAAATAAATTGCGGAATATAGTCTAATTATTAACAACTTTTAATTATGTGCACTATGAATGCAAAAGACAGAATACAGCAATATATTGATTACAAAGGGATTAGCAATAGTAAGTTTGAAATAGAAGTAGGTCTATCAAATGGATATTGGAGAAAAACGAAAAGTATATCTTCTTCCGTAGTCGAGAAAATACTTAGAATATATTCCGAATTAAATCCATTATGGGTATTAACAGGCGAAGGCGAGATGTTAAGACCTTCGACTATATCGACGAGGGATAACCTGAATATATCTGGCGGAAATAAAGGTAATATACGTCAAGGAGATGTTAATAATAACATCTCTATATCATTGCCGGAAAAAGGTACTCAAAAAATTATTGACCCTGACGGAACAGTCACAATAGAGAATACTAGTTCAGGCGTCCAAAATAACCTGAACGAAATAGACATGCTTAATCAAAGGATACAATACCTCGAAAGAATCGTTAGTGGACATGAGGCTACAATAAAGTCTCTTGAAACAACAATAAAATCCAAAGATGATTTAATATGTATTTTGAGGGGCTCATTAGATAAACAAGATTAGATGGTTAACAATCGCAATATACTAAATAATTTCTTAATATAAGAAAAACTAATATAATAGTAAAGCCATGAAAGAATTAATTAAGAAAATACTTAGTGAGAGCCATCAAAATATATATTTTATTATTTGAACAATAATAAACACAATGAGCACAAAAGATAGGAGTGGCGGAGTTCTCCATAACAGTTCAGAAGACTCTCAATGTCACCGGAATATCCGCCTTTTGAGGTGTCGCTACAAGATGTTTGCGGATTATATAGAGTCCTGCTAAGCATGTCTTTGAAGTGAAACAGCTATTAAAATTTACAAGAATCATGAAATTACTAACATATCAATCGGTTAAAGACAAAATTGTCCACTTGCAGGAACAAGATGTCATTTTTGACTTCGCTGTGGCAGAGCTCTACGGAGTGGAGACGAGAGAGATAAACCAAGCTGTAAAGAACAACCCAAGCAAATTCCCAGAAGGGTATGTGTTTGAACTTGGTAAACAGGAACTTAAAGAGTTGCAGTCAAAAAATTTGATTGCAAACAGCCCTAAAAGCCGGGCAATACCGAAAGCATTCACAGAGAAAGGACTTTATATGCTGGCGACTATCCTAAAAAGCCCCCAAGCGACAGAGACCACGATTGCCATTATAGAGGCATTCGCCAAATTGAGGGAGTTGTCGAGAACCATAGGAGAGCTATCGGCGAATCCCGACCAGTTCACCCAAAAATCGCTCATGCAGAAAAGCGGAGAGATCATGGCAGACCTGTTCGGGGAGGATATGCAGACGAACGAGACGGAGACCGAAATAGAACTAAACTTCGCCGTGCTGAAACTGAAACATACCATTAAGAGAAAAGACAAGAAGAAATAGATGGTGTAATGGGGTTATTTGGCAAACTATTAGGATTAAGACCGAGGAAGCATATACTGAGTGAGCAAGAAAAACGCTTGGCATACGAATCTGCGGTACGTTATGCAACGGTTGAGATAGAGGGAAGAAACCGATTGAAAATCATAAACGAAAGCCTATCAATCATTGACAAGACAAAGAATCTGGATACGCTAAACAGCAGATACGAGACTGTATGCGAACATATGAAGTGGATGATGGAAAACGATATAAAGCTGAATCATGAATCCGCATATGTTGCGAAGCAAAAAGTGGACGACAATAAGAACGAGAATATCATAAGGATAGCTTGTGATGCATTCGATACTTATGAAGCAAAATTCGGCACATTGAAGACTGAAAAAGCAAAAGACAACGAAACAATCAAGATATTCAAACTTTTAGACAGTTGTATTTCCTCCATTGTAGATTCTGAAAACAAGGTGCTGAAAAGAAAAATACTAATTGTATTGAAAAACAAAGTGGAAGATATGTATGCTTAAAACTAAAATAGCCATGAATTCCAAAGACTAAATTCAACAGATTTCTGAACGTATAAATAAGCAGAAAGACATAATAATTAGAAAAAGCAATAAACGCAGAAACAAGCATTCTAAATTGTGACTTATGAAAATCCTTTTCTACGTAATTATAGCACTACAATTATTGACATTATTTAGTTGTGCAAATGAACAACTGGTGGGACATTGGGAGCAAGATAAAAATTCGATTCATTTATATAATGGAGAAATTTTGACAATTAACCACGCTATTTTTAAAAAAGGAGGTTCTGGAATCATGTGGTCAGTTTTCCCGGAAGATTCTACATCAAGTATTGGTACGGTTGATTTAATAAATTGGGAACATATAAATGAGAACCAAATAAGCATACACTCAGAATATTGGGCTGATACAATAAAATACAAGATAAATAAAGATACTCTATTTGTCATGTATAACGGAGGGGAATCAATGGTGTTTCTTAAACAGAGTAGTAAAGACAACGATGAGCTATTCAATAAAATAGCTACTTATATTAAAACTCCAGAAGATATAAAACAAGAAATAGAACAGTTACTAAAACTTGAACCATGAAAATTTCTAAGGAAGGAATCGCTATAACTAAACGTTTTTTTGAAGCGGTTGATATGCTCAAAGCACAGAGACGTATTCGTGGGCTTAAAACATTCACGAGGAAGCACAATATAACTCGTACCAATATAGCAAATGTGAGAAAAAATCCAGACCGTAGTGTTTTGAAGCCCGAATGGATATATTATCTTGTTTATGATTATGGGGTTTCATTGGAATGGATAATATTCGGAGAGGGGTCTATGTTTAAATAAATATTCTAAAACTTGTCTTTTGATGGTACGTTATCCTTTGTTTTTATCTTGGAATCATATATATTGAAATTAGCCTCTCAGTTGAGGGTTACGAGTTCGAGTCTCGTTTGCCACTCTAATCCCGTCTACATTGCGGGAATAAAACCGCACGATCCAATGTTTCATTTGCGCTCTCAACTTCATATTTGCCCATGCCGTTTTGAGAGCCTCCGACATCGTATATCCGTTGTGTTTTACAAACTGCCATGCAAGGCTCATAATCTCGCTTAATTGTGTTCTGTTCCGTGTACTCATACCTTTATTTATTTTGTTGGTCTTTATTAAAGTGGACCGGTTTTTGTTTGCCCCGTGACCGGGCCACCATTCTCATGCTGTTTTGGAAGAGCACGTGTA